GGGCTTAATGTGGTGCTTGTTGTGATGTCAACAATAGACGCTGGGCCTTGTTGATAAATGCCGCCCAATGAACGAACTGGGCCTTGAAACGTAGTACGTGCCATGATGTATTCCTTACATACAAGTTAAGTGCATCAGTCTGTATGTCGTCAGCCGGGACTGTCTAATGCACCGGATAAGCCCGGATTAACATGTTTATACCACTACAATAAATCTAATGCAAGAAAAAAGGGAGCCGAAGCTCCCTCTTTTTTTAGACCTATTAGGCTCCGGGTGAACCGAAGATACCCAATGGATCTGACACGCCGAAGCTGTAACGCTCACGGGCTTTGTAACGAACGTTACCTGTGTCAAAGTCACCGTCCATGCCAGTAGACATGGGAGTGCGGATGAAGTGCTTTAAACCATTAGGCACATCAGTCAACAGGAACCAAGCATTGGTGTCTGTCAAGTAGTGGTTAATGCAATAGCCTTCAGGGATAGAACCATTGTTCTTCAAAGCGTTGATGTCATTGTCGGCTGTAGAAACACGGAGTTCGGTTTCAAGCAAACGAGTAGCAACGAATTGCAGAGCAGGTGGAATCACCAACTTCTTAGGCTTAGCGGCGATCAACAAGCTACGCTCATCTGTCCAAGCAGCGATTTGAATAACAGCGTTTTCCAACGATGTTTCATTCAAGTCAGAAGCGGTAGATGGAGTGTTACTGTTAGTACCACCAGAGACCAATGGGTGGGCAGTGTTACACAAAGTAACGCCGTCACCGTAGGTCACGCCAGAGCCAGAAAATGCGTTGTTCAACACAAAAGCGGCTTTAACTTGCTTGGTGTAAGCCATACCACGGGCCAAAGCCTTGGTATAACGTGAAGACAGGCTGTCGTACAAGTTATCTTCCACAGCTTCCTCTGTGATGGCAAAGCCCATCGCAATGGTTTCGTGTGTATAACGTGCAGTAAATGCTTCCTGTGCATTGTCATAAGCGATGGCAGAACCCTCGTTTTTGACAGGTGCTTGACCGAAGCCAGACAGCTTTGTCTCTTCTTCAAAGCTACGCTCAGATGATTCTGTTTCGTAGATTTCTTTGTGCTCTTCGCCGTATTTAGCGTACTCAAGACCGAACAAAGCGTTCAAGCCGGGGAGTAATTCTTTGAGCAGTTGTGCGCGTGAAATAGCCATGATTTAGCTCCTTAGATGCCAACGGCGTTAGTGAAAGCGGAAGCGCCGGGATTGAACTTAACAAACACTTCAGTGTAAGTATCAGTCAATGGGGAGGCGAAACCGATGATCTTAAACGCAGCGGCAGTAGTAACTACTGTGCTCTCCAAGGCGCTGGTAGAGTTACCTGTACGGGTAGAACCTGTAGAAGTAGACTGTGCAGCAGCAAAGAAGGTGTTTGCGCCAAGAGCGGCCTGAGTAACTTGGCCATCCAATTGAGCTTGGAAAGTCACGTTAGGGTCAGTGATAACGTATGCAGTTACCACGCCGGTTGTGCCGGAGGGATAGTACTGACCGTAAATCTGCTGGCCTTGTGCGTTGATGTAGGATGCACCAACAAAAACGCCCCAAGCACCCAAACTAGAACCACCAAGGTTATTGGTAGTTAAGTCTGCGCCGGTAGCGGTACACAAAGCGATATAACCGTCTGCATTGATGAGAACAGCTTGTCCAAAGAACAAGTTAGTACCAGCGCCGCTGGTTGGGTCAATCAGGAACTGACTCGTAGCGCCAGCATAGGGCATGCCGTCGTTACGATTAATGGCTCGAAGGCCATAGGGGGTATTGGTCATTGACATTTTAAGTCTCCAAAAAAATTTAAGTACCTTTTCCGAAAGTGACCGTGGACTTACGTTCTTTGAACATAGGCATCCGTGGATCATTTTCGCGCATATAGGTGTTGTCTACTGATTGCATCTGCGCTTCCGCTTGATTGCGATAGTACGCATTACGCTGCTCAGTAAATTCCACGGGTGTTTTGCAAAGTAACAGACCACTGACTTGAACGCTATCTGGAAATTGTGCATGGCTGCTAGATCCAAACAAACGAATTTCAGGATGGTCAGAAGCCTTTACGGGTTCCCAGCCTTCACGCAGTTTTGAAGAAATATTGGTAGCGTCTTCCTTATTCAAGGTACTAACACGGATCCAACGGAAAGCATAGCCCGGCTCTGGATGAGGATCAGGCAAAAGCTGTGGCGGCATCCAACGTTTTGGACGAGCAACAGCTTCACGGCTTTCAGTTTCACGTTTAGCGCGAGTTTGAGTTTCAGACATATCATTAACCTTTTCTTAATTCTGCAATTTTTTGAGCCATCAGTTCGTGGGATACGCCGAACTTTTTAGCCATCGTTACCTGAAATGGAGTGAGCCGGATCTTGGAAGATGAGGTGCTCCGTGTCGCAGGTGCGACGACATTCGATTTTTGACGAGGAGCGGAACTCGTTTGAGTTTCCGATTCGTTGTTATCCAGATCGAAGTTCTCTGGAAACACTTGGCGAATACGCGAATTAAGTCGCGTGTAATATTCGTCGGAGTTAGGGTCGATACCATTCTTAATGAGCTTAGTATGTAAGCCCAGAGCAAAGCTGGTCATCTCATCATCACTGCCAAACCAAGAATTCTCGCTTTGCCATCTAGCAGCTTTAGGATCTACTTGTGGCTGGCGAGGGACTTCCCTAGGTGCGATTTTTACTTCATTTTCTTCTTTTTGTAAAGCGGGTTTAAAATTATTTACTCGCTCCATTTTAATTTTGGCAGAAGTTAATAACTCCTGAGCCTCAACTAAAGCGTCAGAATCACCCGATTCATACGCACTTTTGTAGCGTCGTTTTGCTTCATCAACCTCATTAGATACTACTTTTTTAGCTTGTTCTAGTAATGCTGACTGCCCCTCAGATAATGAACCTTTGAGCTTTTTATTCTCTTCGGCCACAGATTGAGCAAAAGCAATAGCCTCTTCCCGCTCGCGGGCAGCTTCCTCAGCACGGCGGCGTTCACTGTGAAAGCCAGACTGTAAATCAGCAATACGCTTCTTTACCTTTTCATCATACTTTTCAATCTCGTCATCGTCATTAGACCGAGTAGATTTTGTTTCTTTTGAAGAGGTTTCAATCTCTACATCTACACCGCCGTCATCTTCCTGAACTGTTGTTTTTTTGTCAACTTCATCAGGAAATGCAAATTCTTCTTTATTAAAATTATCCATAAACTACTCCTTAATAGTTAGGTCGCTGAATTCCACGGGGATCCTGAACAACCGCTTCGACGCTATCGTCGTTAATCAGTCGCCACTCGGTACCGTGTATCTTCATTCGCGTCCCAGTATTAGGTCGCGTAATGATGAAGTCTCCAACTTTGCATGAAGCCCCTGAAGGAAATCGTTTTTCGTCTTTAAAAGCGTCTGGGCCAATCTTGGCCACAAACAAGACGGGAGAAAGCAATTCTTCGTGAAGCATTGCAGTGGCTGATTTTAAAATGCCAGTTTCGCTAAATTCCTCTTCAGCTTTGGGGAGCATACAAAGAATATGGTAAGTAGCGGGATCGGGCACTTGTCGTGCTTTCTCCTCTGGTTCTTTGTTTAGAAGGCCAGAAAGATCAACAGCAGACACATCAAATTCACTCATCGTCATCATCCTTAATTTTTCTTAAAAGGTCATTCAACTCATACTGCGCGGTTCGTAGACCCTTGATTACTCCGCACATTCCCCTGTAATCAGCGTAGTCTTTAGCCACGCCGTCACATAAAGATCCACTAATATCCTGAACCCGCTCATTAATTTTTTGGTTCAAGACTTCGAATATCTTCAGTTCCATGATGCACCTCTATTGGTTTAAAAGTAGTAATGTCGTAGTTAGCCGACTTACACCATACTCGTGCAAAGTTGCAATCCATTCTTAATGGACACGCTTCGCACTTAGCATTCTTTGTACTAATGTTATTTCCGTGGTTTCTGTATAAATACAACACTTTAGGTAATCGTGCCGCAGGAAACTTCTCGACAATTTGCATAAACAAATCGCCATCTGCACAGCCATTAGTACTAGCCAGCTTCTCGTTGTAACCTTGAATGTGCTTCATTACATCTGAGCGGTACATTCCAAAATGTCTCCACCCGTGTTGATGTAATTTATTAGGATCAAATGTGGGACTTGGGGAATAATGTTCGACCTCACCCTTCTTACCTATCTGGGCAAAGTCAGAGTAAATGAACTTTACGTTTGGTAGCTGGTCAAAAGCCAGCAACATCTCCTCAATGGCATACCTTTCAAGCATGTCATCGCTGTCAAAATGAGCATAAAAGTCCCCTTTTGCAAGCCCAGAAAGCTTCAACATTGTGCTGTTATAGCCAATATTTACCCCATTTTTGTGGACTTTTATGCGTTTATCGCCCTTAGATAAGACTTCCGCTAGCTCCCACGTACCATCATCAGACCCATCATCGAGAATTATTAGTTCCCAATTCTTATAAGTCTGCTTTTTTGCGCTATCAATAGCGTTTTTAATGTAAGCCACGTTGTTATACGCAGCCATTAGTAGGGAAACTAGCGGTTTTGTCATTTAGCCTCGCGTCATTTTGGTAATAACATCAGCTTTAAGCTTCTGTTCGGTCTGTTTCTGCTGGGATTGCAGTCTCATAGCCTCTCTTTGGCCCTCTGCTTTGATTCTTTCAGCATCAATGGCCAATCTAGCCTGCGCTAAAGCCATATCCGCCTGATCTTTTGCAGTTTTACGCTTGAGTTCTTCCGCTTTGATCTGCAATTCAGCTTGTTGCATCTGAATAAGCGGGTCTTGCGCCTGTTGTTGAGCTTGTTTCTGCTGAGCCATAGCGGTATTGCTCTGTAAAAGCTGGGCACTTGCCTCGGCAATAAGCTTTGACAACTGAACTTCCACATCTTCTGGCAGTTTTTCGTTTGGAGGAGGAAGCGGTACACCCATTTGCTCTTCAATCTTGCGTCTGTACAAGAATCCTAAGTGCTCCGCGATGTGAGCTTGGATAGCCGCCATCATTTGCTGAGCCATAGGGTTCTGTCCCATCGTTGCAGCAATCATTGGATCTTGCATAAACGTCGTATGAGCCGCAATGTGAGCATCTTGATCCTGATAGATGAACGCTTTAGTAGGTTCGCCCTTCAAGAACGCCATGTTCTCAGAGATAGGATCTCTTGGTTGTTCATCGTCAGGAGTCGGTACTAACTTCTCGCCATTCTTAATACCCAAAACCTCAATCATCTGACGATGTAGGTTAGGTAAGTTGTAGATCTGCGGAGCTTGCTGCGCCATCTGCATCACAGCTTGGTACTGCATGATCCTTTGAGCCATCGTCGAGCTATTAGGATCTGATACAGGTATGACATCCACCATGTCATAGTCTTCCTGCTTAGCCATCCTCGTACCAGAGGTGGGTTCGTACTCATACTCTGTAGGAGCGTAGTCACGAATGATCGCCTTTAGGATCTTGAACTCTTGTTTCATAGCGTAGTGAACCCGCGCCTGCACAGCAGACATCGTTTTCAATTGACGCTCTAACAAAGCTAACGTAGTTCCTACTGGAGAATTAGCAGACATATCGCTGATGTTCATATCAGCAATAGATCCTAAACGTCTACCCTCTTCAGTGACCTTATCCAACAACATAGACAAAACTTGTGATGGCTCCTTATAAGGAAGCATCATGATGTTGTCTTTGATAGAACCACTAGGTACGTCTACATCTCGGAATTCGCCGGGAGCGATAGGTGTATCGTCACCTTTAACTCGGAGTCCTCTAGACTTCAAGCCGCCGGGCAGATTGCTTAATGTGCCAGCATCAATGAGTTGTCTAATAAGAGACGTACCGGCTCTGGCATAACCACCAATAAGATGTATGAAACCAAAGCCATAAGCACCAAAGCCGGGTACATAATCGTACTGAACAAAGTGTTGTCTCTTAAGGCGCTTCTTATCTGATTCATTCCAGTTCCTGTAAATAGATAAAACTTTATTAGTCCCAACGTCAATCGTGATGATGTAAGGTAAAGCAATACCGTCTTCATCTTCATAGCCCGGCAGATCGTAGTCAACTTGGATTTCATAAATCTGGTAGCGGTCGTCGTCAGTTACTGAGTAACCCTGCTCGTCCGCTTTTTTCTTCTCTACGTCAGTGTGTAAGTTACTAGGCTCTCCCAGATCTACATCAACATAGAAGCCTGCTACCTGTAGTTTCTTTAGTTCATTCTTAGACTTACGCATGATGTGCGTAACTCTCTCTGCTGTCCTAGAACTACTAGAGCCGTAAGGAATAATCACATCCTCGGCGGGTACGTAGACAGAAGTCTGTCGTCCCAAACTGGGATCATAGTAAACCTTCTTAAAGGCCGAACCAGCTAGACCTAAGTTAAACAACATCCTCTCGTGCTCAGGGCGATACTCAGGCATCTCCTCTGTGAGCTTATAGTTCATGTCCTCCTGAACTCGCGCAGCCGCTTCAGTTTTAAGTCGGTCAATTGCACCAATAATTTCAGTTTTGACTGGCCCCGCCGCAGGGAACGTTTCAATAATCGTCTCGCTCTGGAACCTAACCGCAGCTTCTGTAAGGATCGTAGAGAAAACTCCACAAGCACCATTCCACGGCTCAGTACGTTCTTCATACTTCATCCCCAAAACATCTAGACCCTTGACATACATCTCCACCCAGTCTTTGCGAGATGTCACATCACTAGACACCTCTTCCACCAGATCAGATCCAATCGTAGCTAATACGCTTTCGTCCATGAACTCAGCCAAGTTGTCGTCAAATTGATCTTCTCCTCCGGTCGGCGGAGTCAGATCAATCTCAATCCCATCTATCTCAATAGACATAGATTCAGGATTCTCAACTTCGATTTCAATTTCTGGGCCTTCCAGAGATTCAATGCCTTTGGGCATTTCGTATAAAGATTTTTCCATGAGAGCCTCAATAGTAAACGTGCTTCTTTCTGAAGCCGATTAGATCTTCACGCTCGTCTGTATCGAGCCGCAAAAACCCACCTTGTCTGAAACGAATCAGTGCTTGAACACAAGCATCAACCAAGTCATCATGGTCAGCATTCGGAAACGCCGCCATCTGCTCAACTAACTCGTGCGCCCACCTCGTATCAGGTGCCCATACTTTACCCGACTTGAACAAATCAGTCACCGAATTTAGTCGCACAAATTTATCATTACCTCTAGACGGGGTGTATTCACTAACAACTATCCCCATCCGTCTTAATTCAAATATCAGCGGAGCGCCGGCAGCCTTAGCCTCCACAACAAAAGCATCCGGCTCCCAATCCTTGTAGTGCTCGTAAGCTTTCTCCTTCAATTCAGGGAACTCCATCCTTTTCTGGAAAGCATCTAACAGAATAATATTAATATCTTCTGGGTTCTCATTTAAGTGAAATACCCCAAGGGTCACGCAGGCGGAATAGTCTGATCGCTCATTCTTAGTAAAAGCGGTATCCCAACTTTGAATAATAAATTCACACTTAGGAGGATCCTCATGCTCCCAAATCTTCCACCACTCCCGTTTAACTAAAGCACCCTCTTCTCCCGTAGGGTTTTGCTGATACTGAGCGTTCCACTTAGAAGGAGGAAGTTCTTCTCTCAGAGCTTCTAATTCCTCTAGACTCCAGAACTCTGGCCATAAAGGTTTCCCGCTAGGCATGATTGCAGGTAACTCTATAACCTCCCACTCCTCCCCTTTATCCCTACTGGCTGCATCTTTAATAATCCTACCAGTCAGGTCTTTCTCCGACCAACGGGTCATCACAACAACAATAGCCCCACCCGGCTGTAAACGTTGTCTAGGCCCAGAGGTGTACCACTCGTAAACTTTATCAAAAACAGTAGGATCCCCCTGAGCTAAAGCCGCTTCCTGTTCAGAGTGAGGATCGTCAATAATTAAAAGATCAGCACCTTTTCCGGTAACAGTACCTTGTACACCGATAGCAAAGTACTCCCCTCCCCCACTGGTCGCCCAGCGGCCAGCAGCTTTACTATCTTGTCTCAAAGCAACGTTAGGAAAGATCCTAGAGTACTGTTCTGAATCTACTAAGTTCCTAACCTTCCTACCAAATCCTACAGCGAGATCAGCGGTGTTAGAACACTGGATAACCTTCTTATTCGGGAAACGGCCAAGGAACCATGACGGTAATAGATAGGAGGCAAACTCAGACTTAGTATGCCTAGGAGCCATATTAATGATTAACCGTTTAATCTTCCCATTAGCTATATCCTCAAACTTCTTAGCCATCAACGAATGATGTCTTCCCCCCACAAATCCCGGCCACATCTGCTTAATATATTCCATGAAAGAAGCATGAGACCTCTCACGAGTCAACGCACTCTTATACGTCTCAACACTCGCCAAGAATTCCTCCTGCTCGTTTGCAGGCAACTTTTCAATCAAATCTTCTAGCTTCACTCTAAATTCCTGAAGTTAATATAAACAGGTCTGATCGTCCTACCCTGTCTATCAACCTTCTTTATAACACCTATATTCACAAGCCGCTTAATTATTTTAGAAGTATTAGACATACTCATCTTTCCACGCTGGTGAGCTATGTCCTTAAGAGAGGGACTAAACCCGTACCTCTTCCACCATTCATCAATAATCAAAAACACTTCCTTCTGCACCGGGGTCATCTCTACCTCCATACATTCGTTAAACGTCATGTCACTTTTACGTGACACCATTTTCTTATTTATCTGTACTTTTAAAAACCGCATAAAAATTTTAATTTTTCTAGAAAATTATTTTGCAGAAAAATTTTAATTTTTCTACGCCGGGGTGTCTCCCCTAAAAGGATGGGTGGGTGCTGCTCCAGAAACTTTTTCTGGGGGTGGGGGGTCTTCCAAAACCGAATCTTGTTGGGTTGGTTCGTGTGGAATAGTATGTATAGGATCTTGGGACTCCGCAACGCCGTTCGGGGGGGTCGGGAGTGGGTGGGTCTCGCCCGATAGCTCGCGCAAAAGGGTGTCGGCCTCTATGATCGTCGCATCTTCCGCGCGCCCGTTGAGCATCTCCCGCAACTGCGCCATGATCTGCGCCTTGGTGTCTGCGCTCGATGAGATGGTTCGAACCTCGCGCCTCTCAGTGAATGCGGAAACCTCTGTCACTGTGCCAAGTACCTTCGCGCTCGCCACTTTGGTTGACTGTTTAGCCTTTGGGTCAATCAATACTTGGACAAGGGATTGAATTACCAACTCCCTCAAAGCAACAGGGGTGCGATGTTTAGCCGACTCTAAAGCCAGCCTGTAAGCCTCGACCTCTTGGATGACTCTTGGATCATTGGCTAGCGTGTAAGGGTCTTTGGCGAGGCTAGAGGGTTTGGCATCCGCCTTGTAAGCCTTGCGGTAAGCGTCAACCTTCTTTGACCCCTTCGCTATCTCCCTTGCGAACGTTTGCATTTTCGGGGTGATCTCCTTGTGGGAAACGCCTAGTATGTCTGCCATTGGGACTTGTTCTAGACCTTCCTTGATCTGCTTGCGTGTGAGTGTTTTCATGGTGTGTTCTCTCCTTCTACAGTGGGGGAATAGTAAGCAAAGCCGACCCGCTTCGCTATGTCCTTACGGGCGCGATTGGAACAGAAAAATTTTAATTTTTCTAGCCCTTTGTGCAGCTTGTTTTTGTAAGCATTTCGTTCACAATTTAAAAAGCACTTTCACCATGTTTTTTTAATACTTTGTGTTTCATAGGGAAAACCCCTAGCGTTGATTTTAAAGGGTTTTTTGATACATGGCACGATTCTATTATGCTATATATGTGTAAGGCACGATAAATCGTTACACTGCTTTACAACCACTTACAAAGGAACTTAAAATCATGACCAAGATCAATGCTGAATGTTACTTCCAACCCGAGACCTACAACCCTCGTATTCGTGCAACTGTGCCACCCGCTTGGGTTATCGAATTTGAGTGCGCCTTGCCCAACACAAACGTTCCGCCTGTGTTCTATGGGCACACACGCAGGGAAGCCATTGAAAACGCTATTGCGACCCTTCAATCCTTCGGTCTTACTGGCCGTTTGATTCTTAACTAATCCCGCCCCTTCGGGGGCTTTTACTTCAAAGGAAGAACCATGATCCAGTACCTTGAGACAATTTATTTAGCCGTTAAGACGCTGATCTGCTTCGCAGGTTACGTCGCATCAATTTTTATCGGAGAGCCATCCGAGACCCTAGGGCTTGTCACTGCCCTGTCTGCCGGATCTTGCGCCCTGTTCGCCCTTATTCAAACCGACTGGAGCTAAACCATGCAACTAGACCTGACTTCAATACAAACCGCAGAACTTTGGATGATCTTGGCACTTCGCATTGAGCATCTAGAACTTGAAATCGCCACCTGTAAAAACGATGACGTTCGCGCCATTGCCCGCAGACAACTGACACGCACAAAACCAATTTTTGAAGTTGTTAACGCACACGTTATACCGCCACCGCATAAAGGAGACCACCCAATGAATGCCATTGTCCTAGACACACCCGAAAAGATCGCCCGCTTCCGCCTTCTAGCCCTTCGGGGGGCTTTGCGCCTTGAGATCGCGGGCATGAAAAAGCGGGGTCAATCCGCTTATCAGACCCTCAAAAACGAGGGCTATACCGGCACACGCGCCCAAGTACTTGAGCAACTTCACAACCACCTAGAAACCACAAAGGAGACCATCCGATGAAACGCTATTTTGTCCACATCCCAACATGGATACATGTCGCCATGACTTGCTACGGCACGAACAAAAAGGACGCTATCGCCCGATTCCGCCATCAGCATGGGCTTGTCCGCATGCCCAAGGGCTACGGCATTTGGGAGGCTTGAACCATGTTTACCACCCACGACCCCGCAATTCTTTAAGGAGACCATCCGATGATTACCCCAAACGACTTCACAAAAATTCGCCATGACATTAACGGAAACCCGCGCTACGTCTGCCACTTTCTGCACCTTGATGTGCATGGATGGCAAAGCAATTTAAGCGTTTCCGCCCGCTATGACATAGCCGTCCAACTGGGCAAGGCATTAGGCGGAAAAAAGTATCACACCAAAGGCTACGGAGGGGGCATTGTTTTTCAATGCTTCAACTTGCGCGACCTTTGCGAACACATTAACCGATTGACCCATAAAGAGGAGGCCACCTCATGAACTACCCACCCGCTTACATCATCGACATGGGCTATAAATTCGAGAAAACAAAAAGCAGCACACGAGCGAATTTTTACCGAACTTGGCTAGCCCAAGCCACCGCCAAAGACCCCGACAACCGCTTGGAGATCGTCCGATTGTTTGAGATAGGTAGGGCAGAGGCTAGATAACCGCCTGAAGCCCTTTTTGAGGGCTTTGGAGGGTACTTTTGCCCGAACAGGAGAAACTAAATGATGAAAGTTGATAAATACAACGTCCGGATTGTGCGAAAGGGCGACCGCTTCGGGCGCGACGATTGTTTGACCCATGACGAGGACAAGCCAATGGTTGAATTCTACGACTCGAACCACCCGACCAATGACGGGCGGGGCGGGTTTGTGAGCCGTTATTACGTCGGGACGCTACTCGGGCACGAGGGCTTTTATGGGGGCGACCCTACGGGCGGACTATGCCTTGACGGGGGTCAGCGCGACATCTACACAGTCAGCGATGAGGATATGAACACAGTTAGAACATACATTCAAGAGGCAACAAGATGAACACCAAAACTCACAAATCAATACACCGAGGATGGATTACAGAATCTCACGTTGAGATTAACGACACCATGCGCCTGAGAATCCTCACCATGAAACGATGGGGCGGGTCTCTCTGCACCACCGCCACAGTCGAGCACAAAGACGGAAATTATTTTTCCTACGAGCCGTTTAAAGACTACGACAAAACAATCTTGAGCACACGCCCCGCACGAGTAACTCAGCGCACAGTCGAGGAACAACACGCACAGGCTACGCGAAACCTTGACCTAATCCGCGACACCATCGATCACCATTATTCATTGACTCACTAAAGGAGACCATCCGATGAAGTACGAAACGATCACAGTTAACGGCTACTGGGTAGACAGTAAAGAACCATTCAACGGCATGACTGTTGCCCTTGGTGAATGGGACGGCATAGAAGATGCAGAGGATGAGCGCATTTTCTTTTATTTGGACGGACTGCCCGCGCTTGGTGAGCATTCCGATTTTGTAATCACAGAAGTTTTAGAGGAGACCATCCGATGATTGAAATTATTAAGACCGATGAGGGCTATCGGGTGCAACACATGGACGGAGAACTAAAGGGCAAATATCTTTGGGACTTGGCAGGAAATGATTTGTTTGAAACATACGAGGAAGCCGAAAGGGTGTTTTATGGGCTTGATAAACCCATTGTTTTCAACATTCCCGATTGGGATTGGGGAGAGAAAAGCAACAAGAAACTTCGCAAGATGTTTTCTATTCCCGCAGATCAGCCGATGCACAAAAATCACCGCCTTGAATTTTTCCTTGACCATCTTTTACAGGAAGTTGACGTTAACGAATTAGTCAGCGTTTATCTGCACTACACGCCATTGAAAGTATTGAAAAGCCAAGCCGATGCAATCGGTTGTTATGAACTTGAGGAGGACGAATAATGACACACGCAGAACTAAAAGCACAGATCAGCGATCTTTTAGTAGAGAACCATCCGGCAGAACTTGAGCGACTGACTGGCGTAGAAGATACGATCTGCAAAAAGATTGTGCATGAGCTTTACATGGAGAGATTCAATGACCCCAACTGTTGGGAGACTGAAAGAGTAGGTGACGTATGGGTCATATTCGGCAAGACTTGCGATGAGTGGATTGATGAGAACGGAGATTACCGATGCTTTGATACCAAGGAAGAAGCCAAACAATATATTGAGGAGACCATCCGATGAAGACACGTAAAGAAAAAATTGATGCCATGACTCGTTATGAATTGCAATACTTATTAGATAACCCCGAATGGCTAGAAGACAACGTGCTTTTCTTTGCCAAAGGTGGCTTTACCACCTACACAGATGAAAACATAAACCAACATTATCAAGAACAAATAGACGAAGGGATGGAGCCATGAAAGTATCGGAACTAATCGCCCACTTACAAGAACTGCCCCCGCACCTAGATGTACTGATCTGGGACGCAGGAAACCGCATGGGTATTTCAATGGTAGATGACGCATTTATCCATGATGAGCAGTACCCTTTTGTTGAACTAAACACAGACACAGACGACTAATTAAAGGAGAAAGCAAATGACTGCAATAACTAAAACACAGATGGTAAACGCCTGTGTTGAATACGAAACGGATTGGTTCTTTGATAGAGAACTTGACGAACAGAGGGAAGTGTTCCGACACATCCAACTGCATGGGTTTGATGGGTTTAACAAAATCCCAGACGAAGAATTGTTCGCCACTTGTGTACACAAGGGCATCTTTTTAATGGAGGAATGAAATGAAATACGAACAAGTTTGCAAGATACTTAATGACGCAAAGATTGACTTTTGGGTCAACGATATTGACAAGACTAAATACATTCATGTCAACTTTGATGCTGAGTTTGAACCGACACACGAACAAACGGCATTTATTGACGCTTACCTAACTTGCGTTGCAAGCGCAACAGAGGAGGAGTGCATAGCCTTTTTTGAAGAAGAAGCACCGCAAGATGGAGACGCATTCACAGACAAGTGGAGCTTAGGCACATACTCATCCATCATGGACGCATGGTGCGTTTGGCAACAAGCTATGAGCTACGCAAGGAGTAACAAATGAAAACTTACAAAGTAATTGCCAAGCTAACAACATACTTTTATGAACACGTAGAGGCTGCAAATGAGGACGAAGCCTATGCCATAGCCAAGGACATGGACGGAGGAGCGTTTATCCCTGTCGATCAGGGTATCGGAGGCGACTGGTCTATTGACAACGTTTATGAGGTGACACCATGAACTACCAATCAAGCTACTGGGACGATGAGAAGCTAGACATATTCCGAGACATGGAACGCAGGGCTTTTGCCGAGGGTAAACCGCAGGAAGTGACAGACCTCTACGGCTTTATCATCGACACCCTCGAAGAACTTATTCAAGTAAAAGAATCAATGGAGTAAATCATGGATACATTACGCAAATACCCACGCACCCTAGCCGAAGCCTTTCCCAAGGACTCAGAGCACCGCGCCCGCTACGGGTGTGCCATAGAAATCACAGAAGAACCTCCGACTTACTGGCTTGAGACCTTGCAATTTGCCGTAGTTTGTATTGCAATAGGCTATTTGCTTGGCAAAATCTTTTAATGAAGAAAACTCTGTTCGCAATCTATCTCGTAGAAGATGAAAAAGGTTTCGTAACTGTCAAGTCTGACCACATAGGACACGGCATGATGAGCTACGAAATCGGCTTAGAGATACTGTCAAACCTCAAGATCGCGGAGGCTATGCACCCCGAAATCTTGAGCGTTGACTACATGTATTACTCAGACCAAGTTCAATGAGCGTACTAGGCTTAATCCAAACCGGAGAACGCCTATCCTTTGGTGAGTGTCGTTAGCGTCCTCTCCCTCGACATCGCTCATCCAGTAAGGCCATCCGATCTCCTTAGCAACCCGCTCCCCCGTCTTGCTTTTATCGTTGTCCGCAACTATGAGTCCATCCGGTAAGCCCTGCGCCACCTTCTTCATGTTCCCCGCGCTGAAGCAAACATGGATCGTGTACCTCCGGCTCATCTTTCTAAAAGCCTCTTGGATAGACAGACCCGTTGCGTAACCTTCACAAAGTATATGAATCCCCTTGTTATCCATGACCAACTCCGCATTACTGGTGCGCTGACCATACAGAAACTTCTTAGATCCATCCTCCTCGATTAGCTGACATCCGACTAAGTGTCCATCCACCCGCATGGGAATGACCATTGTTTTCTTACCCTCATGCCCCCACACCATATCTTCTGCGCCTACAAAACCCTTCTTGTCTAGATACGGATGCTTACCAATACCCGCCTGACTCAAGATAAAAGCAGCCCGCTTGACTGCATCTTCCTGATCTGCCCTGCGTTTAGCCTCGACCACCGCAAGATCCTTGGCTATTTTCTTTCTGTCAATCTTGATCGGTGTCTCTGGTTGCCACACAGATACCTCGGTATCGACCGCATGGTTCTGCACAAACCCGTGATCTCCCATGAACTTGACCGCCCCGTTTCTTTTCTTTGGGTGGTCATCCGTTGGGTATCTTCTCCAGACTCCTATCGGTGGAGGGATGTCGATCAATACCCCGTGCGCCCTGCAAAATGAAATGAATTCCATTAACGCATCCTCCTGATTGACTTAACGTATCTATTGATCCCATCCTGCACAAACTTAGAAACATTTGCATCCGGCATGACCGGATTGTCCTCCAACCCGCGAGGCCAGACTCCGAACTTCTCTCGGTACACATTAGCCGCCCGTCCCTTCGACCATCCGTTGTATTTCATGTACCAGTTCATCATCGACCACCACAACTGCTTACTCTCGCGAGCCATAGTGCCAGTCAACTCCTCCATCTCACCCGCTACCGCCTCGACCTTGGTCTTTCTCTGCCGTATATGTCCACATGACTTGCACATATCTGAATTCAAAGGCCACAAAGCCCCACACGCAGGACACTTAGCTAATTCTTTTTCCTTCTCGCTTGGTTCTTTCTTAGTCTTCTCCGCCCCGTCATCTAGTTCACTAACACCACCACCAAACACCTCATCCCACTCCTCGCGGAATCTAAGATAGTTACCCGAATGATCCAACCACACGGCAAACTCTTTCCCTTCATGACCGCGCATGACCCGTCCCATCTGCTGAATGTGGGAGGACAAGGACTTAGAGAACGGCCTAGCCGATACCCCAATCATCACATCGGACACATCAAATCCTTTAGTCAGGATGTCAGTAGCAATCAACCCTTGAATCTCTGTGTTTGGCTTACTAAACTCCTCGATCACATCCTTCTTATACTGATCGTCATCCCGATAACTGATATTGATAAAGTTATAGCCACGATCACCAAACTTCTGCGCCAAGTCAGCACCATGAGCTACACCGGAGCAGAACACAATCGTCTTTGCCGGCTTACCAAATATCTCATTGGTCTTTTTCTCCCACTCCACCACGATGTCGCCTGTGATCTGCATACCCCGTTTAGTAGTCTCGATAGGAGACCATTCGCCCGCCACCTTCTTAGCCCCTTCCATATTTATTTCTTTGGCAATAAATACTTTTAGCGGGACAAGCACCTTGTCATCTACCAACTCTTGTGTCGTGACAGTAGAGACCACATCCTCATAGACCTTGGCTAACCCCTTGGTAAAAGGTGTAGCACTCAGACCTATGACTCTGATCGCTGGATTGTTCTTGATGAACTCGACTGTTGCCGCACGGGTCTGGTGGGCTTCGTCAATGATGAGTAGGTTTAGATTGGGAAACTCCTCGCGTCTCTCCAATGTCTGAGCCGAACAGATCTGTATCTTCTCAGACGGGAGATCACGCCAGTGACCTGACTGTAAGACTCCATGATCTATGTTGTATTTGTCTAGCCGTTGACTCGTCTGATCGCACAGAATGATCCTGTCTAAGATCATTGCCGCCCGATTACCCTTCTGGCTTGTGGCTTCGAGCAAAGCGATAGCCATCTCCGTTTTACCTGCACCCGTGGGGGCGTAGAGCATCAGGCTTTTTTTGCCCGATGCAAACCCCTTACGCAATGCCTCTAGCGTAGCCTTCTGATAAGGCCGTAACTCTAATCCCATATTGTTTCTCCAGCTACCCACACATTAGCCTGTGGGCTTAGGCTTTACTCACTTCTTTAATTGTCTTTGCATCGCTGCAATTTGCTTTTTCATTGCCGCATTTTCATTAAGCAATGTGTCCCGACTGATACGGGTAGACTTCAATTCGATCTCTAACAAACGAATATCCTCACGCAACTGCGCGATAGTGTTCTCAACTAACTTCTTCTCTGACTCGTCAGCCGCATAAACTGCCACCGCCAAACGATCCTTCAGCTTGTCGTTCTCATCTGCCAATGACTTAATCACATCTCCTGAAGTGTCATGCTTGGGTTCTTCTTCGGGCTTCTCATACTTAGCCTTACGCTCAAACACTTTACCATTGCGAGTAACCTTCACGACCTCTGGCTTAACACCACCGCGAACTAAATTGACCAAAGTCACAGACACACGACACGCCTTGGCTATCTCGGTGTTGTTCCAAAACTGCCACTCAAAGTCATCAAGCATGGCCTGAACTGCGTTGCGCTTGTCCTCGTTGCTACGATGTCTTCCGTTCTCTGCATTCACACTAAAGGATCTAAGGATCGCATCCCTCAATGTGCCGTTAACAACTGTTACCTCGATGTCCTTTAAGCCGGCCTTCTGGTGGGCAAAGTACCGGTGGTATCCGTCAGTCAAGTAATAATTTATGCCGTCGTAGTACGCAAGCACCGGAGGAAACCTCGCACCACCTGCAAGCGACTCTGCGTATTCATCCACCGCCTCTTGAATAATCTTGACCCGTGACTGTGTACCGCCATCTATTGTGAGTTGATTAAGTTTCATTTGCCTTGTCCTTTCATTGTCCATCCTATTAAAAAGTAACACCACTTGGTATTGATGTTGATGTTGGTGTACCTCTTACCATTCCAAGCATCAGCAATGCTTCTGCCTTTGGTGGCCATGTAAGACTCAAACGCCTGTCGTGCTTCGTTCATGTGTTTGCTTTCAGATAGTTAATCTCGCGTTGGTAGTGGGCTATAAGCTCCTCCAACATCTTGCTATATTTCTTTTCCCATTCCAGTTTTGCTTTTAGTTCTTCCATTACGATCTCCTTATTGCCCTTCTAGTCCAGCAGTTTGCACAATGCCACTTGTTGGGTGACATCTGAATGCCTCCCTCTGGTGGCTTCTCTTCCTTACACTTGTCACATACTTTGAGTTGGTGGTAAGGCTGCTTGCTTCCAAGCACCAACTGTTGCGCTACAAATCCATTCATTCTTCGTCATCCCAAAAATCTTGAGGCCATACCAGTACGGGTGTCGTAACCCCCAAGTAACCGCCTTCAACGTTGACTTCAATAAACTCACGAGCTTCGTCGGCCTCCATGCCGTCGCGCTTCATAAGAATCTCCCGTATCTTTTCTCCGTCATAGACAAGCACTTGAACCTGTTGCCTGTCGCGCCAGATAAATGCAGGGCCAAGGATGGCTTCGTCGTAACCTTCATACTTAATCATCGCTTCATGCCCCTTATGTAAACTGCAAAACTTGATGTGGTGTCCTGCCCAAACATGGTCATCTTCTCAATCTCCTTAGCCACCTCTTCAATGGTGTCGTTGCGTATCTTCTCTGACACCTCATTGATCTGAGCCTTGACCATCTGCCGCTTGCGCCAACCCATCGCCTTCTCCCATATATTTAATTCAGGTTCTGACATGGAATTCCTTTCAGGTTTGGAAACATCTTATCTACCTGTGCTTTGATTCTGTCGTTACGTTCTTTGATCTTTGCTGCCCTCTCAAGGATAGGCGTGATAAGCCACGGGATTCTTTTGTTATGACTCAGCTTTGCTAGTATTCTTTTTCGGTTTGTTCTTGCTTTCATCTTTCCTCCTGTATTCAATTACCTCATTTAACAACTGCTCCATCTCATAAGACGCTTCTAAATGGAACGGACTGATTGGCTTGCAATTAGCCATTGATCTCATCATTCCAATAGTCAACCTTGCCGTGCGTTCACTTAGGGGTTTCATGCTTTCTCCTTGTTAAAGAACCACTTCCATCTGCGTTGCTTTGCAATAAAAAACAATGCTGTCTGTGCATATTTTTCAAGCGATATACCCATCGTCTTGGCTAACGCAACTTCGGTGGCGGTCAAAGTAATCTTGCTTACCTTGTTTTGGCCTCTTACCTTTCGGACTTTCATGCTTGTCCCCTTGCTCGGATGTCTAAAGCCGCTGCAATCATTTCAACTGCAACGCCTTCACGTTTCTGTTGCGCTTCCAACAAATTTGCCATGTTGGTGATGATGGCTTCGTATTTATTGCGCTCAGCTTCTGCTACCAGTTGGGCAAAGCTTTCAAACTTCTCAATGTCCTTATCACTGGCGTGTCTGATAAAGCCAAGCCCTACCTTCTCAGCAACTTCAAATAGTTCATCGCGGGTCATCTTGGTGCGTCCTCTTGATTAAACTTTTCTAAATCTTTAAGCCATTGCTTAAATTCTGAAAGTTTGTACAACTGTGGCCTAGTGCCAACATAGGAAAGTCTTCGTTCAATTGCTGGTTTGGGTGGGGATGGATACCCTTCACGCCGTCGGCCTTTTATTTTGTTTCTAAGATCTGTTTCATCAATGTTTAATTTGTCAGCAATCTCAGTTATCTCAAATAAAGGTTCACGCTTGACATGAGATTTATTTTTGTAATCTGAATACTTAAAAAGTTTCATAACGGTGCGTCCTCGTCTGTTGGCGGTAGACCCGTATCTTTGTATACCCACCCAATGCGGTACTTAGCACCCTTGTAGGGGGCAAGAATAATCTCTCTGCCGTTTAACATTCGGGTCTCGCCTTGCTCCATTAGGTCTTCCAAAGAATTAGGCGGGTTTGAATTGGGGAACGGCCAAGTCATTTCGTATCCTCAAAGATCTCATCGAACTGCTCCACTAACTTCTGCGTTACCTCAGCTTCCACCCACGCCACCATCGTTCTGCCAAGGATGTTGTCGAACTCTGGGAATGTCTGGTTGAATCTCTCTATCTGCTCTTTGGTCATTACTGATCTCCTTTGCTTAAGTTTCTTAGCTTCCACATGACACCTCATGTCATCCTCCCACGTAGCCCACTCAAAAAGCCACCGCCACATGAACTCTTCATTCATGCAACCATGTTGGTACTTGGCCATCGTCAGGCATGTTTCTTTACTTGGTCTGTCCATTCTTGATCTCCCTGATTACTCTCTTGATAACCGCAGCAGTTACCCCGAATCTCTCAGCAATAACTCTCATAGAGAGACCCTCGTTCATAAGCACCTCAACCCTGCGCTTATCCACCGATGTAGCAGGGCGACCCGCCCCTCTTCTTGCTCCACCATGCGTTAGATTCTCTTCGTTATACCTCATTGCTTATCTCCTGTTATACCTGCTATGTTTCCAATTATTATTGCACAGTTCTAGCAGTTTGTGCCGTCTGTTGTAAAAAGGTGCTAGGGACTTTCCCTAATGTTGCGTTTTAAATACGCCTGTAACTTTGTTACCTTTAGCCTTGTTGCAAGGGCCGCAGAGCGGCTGTAGGTTCTCAATGTCCAAAGCAAGTTCAGGGTAGTACTTACGTGGTTTGATGTGATCCATGTTAATAGGGAACTTGCGACTGTTCTCTCTCCCACATTTAAAACATATCAGCCCGTACCTCTCGGCAGCTTCTCGGCGAAGCTTCCTCCACTCATCCGTGTACAGGAACGGGTCTGCCGTCTTACGCAGTTCGTCTGCTACCTCGTTATCCGTCATGGACGAAGCCCGTACCGCCCAAGCTAGTTTCACCGCCTTGCGTTTCAACTTATTGGAAAGGTTCATTTCACATCCTTGGTGGGTGCTAGGCTCGGCTGGGCAAGACTCTGCCTAGGGGAGAGAGTATCTCCACCTAGGCGTTTATCCACATCCCCGGAGCCGTAGCTTAGTATCGTGTGGGGTGACATCAATCCAGCTTGTGTCACCTCTGAATGCTTTCCGTCGCTTGGCAACGTCTAGCTCGGCCATTCAGCCCGTTGCCGCCACCCGCAGACTGAACCACGGACAACAACGGAACTCCCCCGATTGCACCTTGCATCTTCCAGTGCTCTCGCCCCAAGACGGAACGTTGTAGGGTTGGTGGACTGCGGACTACACCTTACGGCTTCCTACGCTTCCCTCGTGCCAACCCAAAACCCGATAGTTTCTTGAGGCAAGTTGTCGTAGGAGGAGAGACTGGAACTGCCACATAAAGCAGTGTTTTCAAAACAAGAAAGGGCTTGTAACGGCGCTAACCCGCCACCAGTCCCAGTCTCAAAAACAAAAGGCCGCTTACAACTGCGTCCGGTCGGAGCCTTGCTTAATGACTCTCCCCACAGAAAGCATTAAGTAAAGCGGAACGCATGTGTAAACGGCCTCAAATTCATTGCCTCCGACAGCAACGGGCGGATTATAAGCACAACTGTTCCGGCCTTGTCAACTCCCGTAGAAAAATTAAAATTTTTCTGCAACTGTTGGGGCAAAACCACAGGGCAAAGTACACTTTTTTTGTTGCCCCATTTGCCCTAAAAACTCCAGTATCCATGCGGGTTCCAAGGCATTTGGGGCAAGAAAGTTGTTACACATATATATATGTGAAACAAACTCAAATACGACACGGTGTCGCTTTTGCCCCATTTGCCCCAAAAAAAAGTGGCCCCAGTTACGAGGCCACTAAAACAATCAAAGGAAAAAAGCAACTCACAAAACAACCAGCCCTCTGGATTGCCACCATATTACTCGCAGCGTTTAAGAATTTCAAGTGCTTCCCCTACAGAATTAACTACTACTAGCATTCCACCTGTCCACTCGTCGAAGAATTTCTGCTCGGCCTCGGTGAGCTTCCTTGCTGAAGGAACTTTGTCCCCGTCTTTGACCTCCATAAGCACCGTATAGCCGTTATAAGCCACCAAAAGATCAGGGATGCCATCACCCTGCGAGATGATCCTTACGACCGCTCCTGCGCCCCGTAATGCGTCCACAATTTTGTTCTGGTTAGCGTCGATTCTGTTGGCGTATCTCATGGTGTCTCCTACCTGATAAAAATATTTTAACCTACCTATTGCAAAAATAAAATGTAGCAGGTACAATCACTCAAACACTAACAGACAGGAGTGATAATGAAGTTCACAAACAAGTTCAACTTACCTCAGACATTTGTCAATGTAATCCATCGACCAACGTACTCCAAAGGTAAGGCACACATCTCTGCAACTGAGATCATCAACTCACCTCGCATCGTCCAGTTAAAAAAGAAACACTGGGATGACATCGAGCAAGATGCAAGTGAGATGGTGTGGTCACTCTTTGGTTCTGCTGTTCACAATATTTTGGAACACGGCAAAGACAAACATCACATCGTTGAAGAGAGATTGAACATTGAGTTTGAGGGATGGAAGATCTCTGGTGCGATTGACTTACAAGAGCTAGAGCCTAACGGGACTATGACGATCAGTGATTACAAAGTTACTGGCGCATGGGCAGTGATGAATGAGAAGGATGACTGGCACCGCCAATTAAATATTTATGGATGGTTGGTGGAGAAGGTTAAGAAGGTACCCGTGGGTAAGCTTCAGATCATTGCCATCATTCGTGACTGGTCTGCCCGCGATGCCGCATCTAAAGAAGGTTATCCACAATCACCAGTGGCCACGATTGATATTCCACTCTGGTCATTCGAAGAGCGTGAAGCATTTATCACGAAACGAATCTACGACCACGGCACTGCTCTGTTTGAGATGGAGACAGATGGCGAGATGCCAGACTGCACACCCGAAGAAATGTGGGAGAAGAAAACTTCCTATGCTTTAAAGAAGGATGGGAACGTTAGGGCAAAGAGTGTTCACGAGACACTTGAGGAAGCCGAGAAAGCACTGGCGAAGTCCGAAGAGACGGCCAAGAAGAACGAGAAGTTTGTAATCGAAGTAAGACAAGGAGAAAGAACACGATGCCGCAGTTACTGCCAAGTATCAACGTTCTGCACTCAATACCAAAACTACCTAAAGGAAATTCTATGAAACCAGTTAGCCTATCGCTCACACAAGAAAGTGCTGAGATGATTATCCGTGCATTGATTGAGATGCCGTTCAAGCAAGTCAATCAATTGATCCACTACATCGACCATGAGATTGCTATCTCTCAGCAGCAGATGCCGACTAACACAGTCACTGTTTCGACTAAGACATACAAGTACGGCGTAAAGAAAGACGGTACTCCAAAGAAGCGCCCCGGTCGTCCATCTATTAAATGAGGTGAATCATGGAAAAAGCAGAACTCAGAAAAGCATGGAGACATACGATAGATCGTGACGGTGGCCACTGCCCCGTGTGTGATCGTTGGGGCAAAGTCTATGCACGTAACATCAACAAGTCTATGGCCAAGTCTTTGATCTGGTTATGTACTGCGAAGGCCGATGAAGCTGGCTGGGTCAACGTTCCTGTTAATGGCCCGCAGTGGGTTGTTAGAACCAATCAACTGCCAACACTTCGTTGGTGGGATCTTGTTGAGCGTAGACCTAATACAGAAGACGAAAAGAAAAAACACTCCGGCTACTGGAGAGTTACGCAAACTGGTTTGGACTTTGTACTTAAACACACACGAGTCCCAAAGAAAGTATTCACATACAACGGTGAAGTCGAAGCTACAAGCTTGGAGACAGTGTTTATCGAAGACTGTTTCAAAGAGTTCTTTGACTACCAAGATGTGATGAATACATATTTTAAAAAAGGAAAGTAAATGTCAGTCCATAAAAAGCTAATGCAAGCTAGGGTCAAGCTTCAATCCACAGAGATGAAGAAGTCTGGTCTCAATAAGTTTGCCGGCTATTCATACTTTGAGTTGAGTGACTTTATCCCTCATGTTCAAACCATCTTCAACGACCTTGGCCTGTGCGGTGTCGTGACGTTTAGCACTGAGTATGCCCAACTATGCATCACAGATGTAGATGACGGCACGGTCATTGTGATTACCAGTCCAATGGCCGAAGCTAATCTCAAAGGTGCACACCCTATCCAAAATTTGGGCGCAGTTTTGAGCTACCAACGTCGCTACCTTTGGATGGCCGCTTTAGAGCTTGTGGAAGGGGACGCAGTAGATTCAGCGCCTCCCGTAGAAGCACCGAAGCCAGAACCTAAACCTGAGCCAGTTAAGAAGACACCAGTTCCTCTGAAGATGGAAGGCCGTGACGATAAGTCTTGGCACCTCATCGTAGAGAAGGAACCCGGAGACTCATCAGAATCTTGGATCACAGCAGTAGTAGACATCACGAAGATGGGTCTAGCAGAGACTCATAACGAAGCTGAAGTCATGAAGCTGTTTACCAACAACAGAATTATCTTTGATCGTCTGAAGTTAGAAGACGTTGAGAGATATACCGCGCTCATGGGCGCATTCAAAACCCGTAAAGAAGAACTGAAAGGATAATCATGGCTACTAAATACCCAAACTCAGGAATGCTCGGCAAAGCTAAGCAGCCTAAGATCAACCCCAACTCACCAGACTACACTGGAAGTATTGATGTTGACATCTCTCTCATCAAAGAGATGTTGGAAGATGCCCGTCAAGAGGGCGCTGACTCTATCAACATGAAGCTTGGTGCTTGGATTAAAGAAGGACAGTTTGGAAAGTTCTTCAGTATCAAAGTGAACAACTATAAGAAACCTGCACAACAGCGTGAGGTTCCTGCTGACGACAGCGATATACCTTTTTAGTACTAAAGTATTAACTTTGTATGAAAACAAGCCAGTTTGAAAGCGTCAAGGTAGCTCTCAAGCAAGATAAGACTGGGTTCGTATTGACACTCTCAATACACCCAGACGAATTGCCGGAGGAGATACTGCGTGACTTCGTAGGTGCAAGGTACCAAGTAGTTATGGTACGTCTTAATAACGAAGAGCGTCCAATGAACAGAGAGCAAGAGCACTCTAACGATGGCGTTCGAACGGCTGGGATTCTCAGCAGAGACTCTCAGTTCCACAAGTTTCTCTACGACGGTGGCCACATCTTCATTGCTAACGAAGAGGAAGCAACCAGTTGGTTAAAAGAGTACTTGGAAATTAATTCAAGAACAGAAATAAAAGACAGTGCCCGTGCTCAAGAAAAGCTACGTGGCATAACACAGGAGTTTTCAGCATGGAAGATAACCGCTTAGTACCTTACTCGGTACATCTTAAACGGGAGGTGTACGACAAACTAAAGCTAGCCGCTGGTCAGCGCAAAGCTTCTGCCCTTGTGCGTGATGCTATTACGATGATCGTCGAAGGCGATGACGAGTTCAATGGTGGATACAACAAAGGTATCCGCGATGCGATCTCTGTGATTGGTGAGGACGAACTTGCTACGAGCCTTGCGTACAACGGTGACACTGTTGCCGATCTGTTGGCCGAGAAACTTTCAGAGATGATTGTTTCTCAGAACACAAAAGGTAAATCAAATGGCAAGAAAAAAGCCTGAAGGTGTAAAGAGTCTGGTCAAGTTGGAGCCTGTCTCTCTTGACCAGATTACGATGCTTGACTTCTTTGCAGCCTTTGTCCTTATGGGCTTAGCCGGCGGAGAGGACATGCAAGAGAACGCTCGCATGGCTTACGACCAAGCCGAAGAGATGATGTTTCAAAGGATGGAAAGATGAACCGCAAAACCCAGATAGAACAATTAGAGAAATTAGTTAGCGATGCTCAACGTGCAATGAACGTGCAAGAAATTACTTGGATGGAGGAGTGGGAGGCTGCTCGCAATCCATTTATTGCTATCAACGAATGGAATAAGAATCACGACCGCAGGATGGTCTACATCCAGCCGTGGCTTGATGCCAAAGCAGAATTAACAAAATTAAGGAGTAAAGAATGACTGTAATTTATGGCGGGAAGATGGCCTTCCCTATACCGAACACTGGCCACGGCGCACCCTTTGATATGGGTATGTCTCTTAGAGACTACATAGCTATCCATGCTATGCAAGCAATACTTCAGAACTATGATCCTGTAACTACTTTTGAGGACGATGGGTTTCAAGATGAAGAAAGCATGTCAAAGTTAATTGCGAAAGATTCTTACATCATGGCAGATGCCATGCTAGAGCACAGGGTGTCTGGTGAACAATAAACTAACCGCCAAGCATAGGCTTCACATAGGCAGAGTCAAGGAACTACCTTGCTCTGTCTGTGATGCTCCTCCGCCTAGCGCCGCCCACCATGTTAAACAGCATCAGCAATACACAGTGGTAGCCCTGTGTACTGACTGTCACCAAGGCCCAATCATGGGCTGGCACGGCCAGAAAAGAATGTGGGCTATCAAGAAGATGGATGAGTTAGACGCTCTAGCAGTCACCATTGAAAGACTATTGGAATGCAGGTAACTTGTGTACTTACTTCATGCGGTAGGTTTGAACTTCTGGATAGAACTCTGCGTTCTTTCTTTGAGTTCAATACATTCCCCATCAAGAGCTTCATCATTATTGATGACTCAGGGTATATAAATGCGGCAATAACTATCAAAGAAATGATTGACAAGATCAAGATTCATGAGCCGCCGCAGTTCACAGTCATAGCAAACGAGCACAATATTGGCCAAACCAAGTCAATAGATTGGGCTTACTTCCACGTAGAAACAGATTACATCTTTCACATTGAGGATGATTGGGAGTTCTATGCACCCGGTTTCATAGAAGAATCTGCACTAATAATGCAGAGTAATCCTTGGATCATCACAGTTTGGTTAAGAGCGCACAACGATACGAATGGCCATCCAATAGAGAAGCTAAGGGATCTGGAGTACCCATTGATGTCACTTGGGTATGCTGATTGGTGGCATGGGTTTACTTGGAACCCCGGACTACGCAGGTTAAAGGACTATGAGATGGTCGATGGCGAGGCCGCAGCAGGCAGGCACTATATGCGTAAAGGATTTAGAGCAGCCATCTCCAATAAAGAAGATGGCTACGTTAAACACATAGGCTGGGATAACTCAACAGCCCACATAGAAGGAACTAACAAGGCGTAGAAAACTTTTAATTTTTCTACTTCATTGATTTACGAACATCTTCAGCTTGTTTGGCAAGCATAGAGATTAACTCTTTCATCTGGTCAATCTGCTCCCGTTTCGTAGCTCCATCCATATTAGTGTCGTTTGTAACAATACTAATCTGCTTACGGATGTTGGCCATCTGTTTAGAAGTCTGGGTGTACATCTTCTGAAGAGCAATCTTGTCGCCCTTCTCTTCCATGATCTCTTGGACTTTATCCATCTCACCAATCTCAGCATAGTGACGCATGTCGGCAAAGGCTTGTTGGATCTGCTTGTTGCTCTCGTAGAACGCAGTGGTGTACTGAGACATGTTAGAAGGAAGACTCTTGACAAATCCAAGGCTGGCCTTGTCCATCCATTTGGTATCTGGATACTCACCGTCTTTAAACGGCATGACAGCGTACATAGAAGTAGAGGCAATCGTCCCACCTAACCAGCCAAAGTAACCTTTAATAGCATATTCCACCTGAACTGGGCTTAACTCTGCTTTTTCTGGTAATGCAATGTTAAGTATAGGAGACAAAGCCATAGCCAAAGGACTTGTGGTATCAGCTTTACGCTCAGCTTTAGACAGGGCTTCCATACCGGCAGTCTCAATAGGCGCACCAGTGAAGCTATCTTTGTTAGAGTACAGATCCACAATAGGTTTAAATATTTGTGGTGTAAAGTTCATTGCAAAGGTGTCCCACAGCATACGGCTAAGAGCACTGGTAAACTGTTTACCTTCAGAGTCAGCATCAAAGATTTGCTCGGCTGTGCGCTCGGCTACTGTACCCAAAGCACCGATCTCGAACGGCTTAGGAATACGAAGAGCCGCTTCCATACCGGGCAGACGAATCCACCAGAAGTTATCTCTATCCCAGTCACTGCGTTTCTGGAACTCTTCGTCATCTTTAAAGCCAGCATACAAAGCAAGAGAAGCAAGACAAACCGCGCTTGTAATGATAGAGAAAGCCTGAGCCTTCTTCTTATCGTTAAGGTCAATCTCTTTACCAGTCAATGAGTTGTAGAACACTCGGCCAGTTGGAATAATACCGTCACGACCCAGCTTGTATAAGCCTTGGATACGTGCGTTCATAAACGGTACGACCTGAGTCAGGTAACGGAATGCACTAAACGATCCTTGCATGGAGAAGTCCATCAAGTCACGAGCTTCAAACGATGCTTGTAAATGAGACAGTCCCCGCTCACGCAACTGGTTGTACAAAGCCATGCGGTTAGCGGCTTCAGACTTGTTACCTAGTTCTTCATACTTGTCAAAGAGCTTAGACAAACCGGCTTTGATTTTATCTGGGGTATCTAAAATATCAGACTCTTTAACACCTTTTTCAATCAATCTTTTAATTAGTTTAGATTGATTACCCTCATAAGCCGTACCAAAGTTAAAGATAGCACCACCGGCCAAAGCGGAGATATGTGCAGGATTGTTCTTGTCTGTAGCTATCCAGCCATCTACCACGTTGGCAAAAGGATTCTTTTTTAAGTCAGACACAGCCATAGCTTGTACGGAATCACGGAACAAGTTGTTTACCTTGAACGCTGGAGACATCGTAACGCCGTACTGCAAGAGGTTCTTGAAGTCACGAGATACATCAAGGAACTTATTCTGTGGCCCTAAGTAACCAATAGATGAAATGGACTCAAGCAGGAGAGGATCTAAGATCGTAAAGTATTTGTTCTTACCATTAACCTTAACTTCAACTGTATCTTTACCCGGCTCAGACGCAGGCTCCACAGCACCTAGCTCGGCTGCATCTTTAATCGTTGTAACGGCGGCTTGGTTCTTCATCGACGCAGACAGGATGTGACTCCAGTTACGCAGAGTGTTCTCCATCAAGTCACCAAACGGACGATCACTACCGCCCTTCAAAGCTTTAGAAAAGTTTTGTTGAGTCAATCCCGAAGGAGTCTTACCACCTTTAACATCCTCTTCCATCTGGCGATAGAAAGGAATGTAGTACATGTCGCCGGCAAAGTTGTCGTAACTGAACTTGTCAATCAACCCCTGCTCCAAAGCTACATCAAGTACTGACTTGTTAAGTCCGTTCATATCATTAAGAACAGAGTTGTACAACTCAAGTCTTGACTTACCGTTGATCGTACCTTCGGCTAATTTGGCACGATTTGCTACCAAGTAATCCATGTCATCGTTACGTGAACGCTTCTCTTCTGGTAAACGTGACTCGCGGTTCAGTGCAACCCACATCTGATAACGGTCAACCTCATTACCCAAAGGCTTCAAAGATTCAATCAAACCTTTGGTGTTTGGTTTAATGTTCAATGCACCACCGTCATTGAAGACATGACCGTTGAACAGGATACCCTCTAGAGCACCGTCTACACTCTTAGACAGGCGGGCTTGCATATAGCCGACAGGAGAGTAGTCCTTGATCGTGCGGTACTGGTCAGCAATACCCTGAGCCAGACGCTGCCAGAAACGATCCTGCATGTCAGAGATCTTCTCAACAATCGTTCTGTTCTGTGGCTTAAAGATGTTGTTAGAAGCGGTAACAAACTCTGAAGGCAGGCCGGGTAAGTTCTCTTTAGTGAGAGGCTTGTTCTTCTGCAAGAATTCAGAAGCTTTCTGTTTAACCTGTTCTACCTTAGATGGCGCTTCTTCTTCTTTGCCAAATATTGTTTGGCCACCAGCGACAGTAGTCTTTGGAGGCTTTTTCATAGCTAACTTATCTACTAAGTTAATAATCTCAGTCAAAGCATTTGTGTCTTTGATGCCAAGCAAATCGGCAACTAACTCTGTAAACCTAGTCCACGCAGACTTTTTGCCGGGATATGGAATCTGCATCAGCAAATATTGGAATTCTGGATTGCTCATTGCTTCAGCAGTAAATTCCATAGAATTAAGCAATCCATAGACTGACTTAGAGCCAGTGTATCCTTTGCCATATCCATAACCTTTACGGCCAAGTTCAAACTTTACATGGTCGTATAGTTTGTCAATTTGTTCAACGATAGGTTTTTGAGAGCGAGTAGGATTTGCCTGAGACATTACTGTCAAAGCATGGACTGCTTCGTGAGCATTTACTAACTCATGCCCAGCGTATTCTTTACGCATCTTAATTGAATGATCTGAACTGTCATACTGTCCAGCCCATTCCTTTTTAGCTAAAGCACCGGGCTTATGAATTTTAACTTTTCTTGAAATTTTTTGACTTAATTCACCCACACGCTTGATAGTTGGGTTAGTGCTTCTGGCCATAGCATCAGCCAAAATACCAAAATTCTGTTTATCGTGAGCTTCTCTATATGCCGGATTGTTAGATGCAATAGGCATACGCACTTGAAACTCTTGAAGAGTTTTAGGCATCTCGTTGGTAGTCACCACTGGCGGCTCTTCAACCGTAGGCTCTTCTTTCACTGGTGGTTTAAGAGATTCAGACAATGGCGGAATCTCACGCTCCCCCCGTGGCTTGTAAGTTTCTGGAGCAATGAACCAAGGCTCACCATTACCTTTGTAGTTCAGAGGCAAAGGCTGGCCGGCTTTCTGCTCGGCGGCAATAGCAGCCTCTACATCTTCACGGGTAACGATACCTGCTTCAAAGTCCTTAACCAAACGCATAGATGCAGGCGTATTAGTACGTCGAGCAATCTCCATGTATGCGTTGACAGGATCAATAACAACTGGAGACTCAGGTCTCTTGATTGCTGTCTCAGGAAGGTTCTTAGTAAACTTAACTGGAACGTCCAAAGACTGAATGGCAAATCTACCTTCAGCCGTAGGGTGAGGAACAATAGTCAAACTAGCAGGATCACCGCCTTGGTTCTGAAGCATGTTCTTCATAACCAATAAACGATTCTTTGCAGCACGGTCTTCAAGGGGACGGTTATCTACAATCTTAGGGACAGGTGTCTCTTCTGCAACCACCTGCTCAGGCTGTACACCGGGAGTCTTAGAGGACGCACCAGTGGGAAGACCTGCCTCTAAACGCAAGCGGTCAATCTCAGCTTGCTTAGCTTCCAACTCTGCAAGAGGTGTAGCTTGAGGCATTTGCTCATTAAGACTAGGCTGTGTCGCGGGAGGTGCGGCGGCACGAGCAGCCTTCTCTTGTGGTGACTCAGGCAAAGCGGTAGCAAGAGCCGCAGACTCAGCATCAGCCTTTTGCTGAAGCATCTGGATACGTTGACGAGCAGCTTCTTCAGCAGACAGCATAGGTTGCTGTTCTTGCTCTGGTTGTTTAACACCAGTGATTTCTTCAATCCTAGTAAGAATCTCAGGTGGTAACTTTGTTACATCAAACGCAGTTGTTTCTGGTGTTGTTTCAGTAACAGGAGCAGCAGGACGGCGAGCTAAACCAGCCGCACCACCTAAACCTACGCCACCAATAGTGGCCATAGCCGCCGCTTCACCCAAACCTTCAGTCAAACTCTGCTCAGGTTTAACCTGTTGCATGGCCAAGTTAGATACAAACTTACCGCCGACCTCTTCAGGTATCTCACCAACTGTCTCACCAACAGCAGTACTGCCAGCAGTTCTAAGACGACCACCGAGACCAGCCGCTCCCTTACCGGGTACACCAGCCAATACTTCCTCAAGCTGACGAGCACCGGGTAGGCGCTGAGCCAGTAAAGAAATAGTACCTGCGGCGGCACCAGCTTGACGGGCTAAAGTCAAAGCACCTTGAGCGGCTTCAGTGTCAGATGCACCTTTGCTCTTAAGTTCTCTGTAGATGTTCTCGTATGCACCAGCACCTACGTCAGAGCCTTGCTGTACACCACCAGCACCTACCGCGCCGGAAACAGCGGCTTTACCTGCTACAGCCTCAGTAGCACCTAAACCTTTAGCCGCCATACCAACGCCACGGGCAGCACCAAATGGCACTAACAACTGAGGAGCTTGCTCTGCAATAAAAGACAACAGCAATGCAGGATCTTTAACAGTCTCACCAAGTGCAGTACCAAACGCTTGGAACTGACCTTCTTTAGCAGACTCAGCAACTTTCCTAGCTCTCTCTTCCTCACGAGCTTTTAGGCCAGCAGACTTCATCTCCTCGCCAAACTTAGAGATTTGCTGACCAGCACCCAAGGCACCAGTCTTAGAGAAGTCTCCAGTAGCTAAGCCGTAAAGCTGGCCGGGCAGTTGAACAAGGGATCCAATACCACTAACGACACCAGCACCTATGTCCTTAGCAGCTTCTCCGTATGTTCTTTCTCTAGAAGGAGCGGTAGGTTGAGGAGCCGGAGCAGATCTAAGCGAACGGTATGCAGAGGCAACCGTTTCAAAATCAGGTGTGCCCTTTTTACTTTGGTTCTGTACTAACCATTCTGCATACTGTTCTGCTGTTGCCATTACTTTGCTCCAACAATTGCATCTGCCGCTTTAAGTAAATCACTCTTAGGTGCGTTTTTGCTACCCGATTGTTGCATTTGTTGGTCGATAAGATTCTTACGAATAGTAAATGAATCAGGCATAGGTTCTTTCTTTTCTTTTGCAGCTTTATTTAATCCTGCAATATAAGTCATACCTTGAGTACTCTTTAAGAAATTATCTACATCATCCGCAGCTTGGGCGTAAGTAAGTTGATCTCTAGGTTTTCCAAGAGTCTTAGCCTCACGCATAGCATCCAGTCTAGGTATGCCAGCTTTGACAGCTTCTGCAACAAACTGTTCTTCAAAGCTAGCACGTTGTGCTTGGGGTATACCTTTAAGTTCTTTCTCGTATTTAAACCGAAGCTGGGCCAATTCTCTTTCATTACGCAAACGCATAACTTCTCGGTTGTCAGCACTCTCAATCTGAGCACCTTGGCTAATCAATAGATTCTGATCTTTAGCAGCGTTCTGTTTGAACTCAGCAGCTTTCATCTTGTGACCGTATGCAGTATTAAAGTCACCCTTCGCTTCAGCAATACGGGCACTCTCAAGCTCATTCTCCATCTTGGTAAGATTAAAGTTACGCTGTGTTACTAACTCTTGTTGAGCCATCTCGCGGGAACGTGCACCTGCCATAGAAGCTAGGAAAGACTTACCAGCACCAGTACCCAAAGCAGCTAAGCCACGGCCACGGATACCACGGGTAGACTCACCACCCTCAATTAAACCTTGCCACAAAGCCGCACGAGCAGCGGCTTCTTCATTCTTATCAAAGGCTTCTTGCTGTTTACCGTAGCCTGCACGAAGACCTGCAATGCCTTCTTCAATCTTCTTACCCTGTTGCATATTTAGCAAAGGATTTTTGACCGCAGCAGCAGCACGTTCAGTCTCATAGTCTGGCAACGCTGGTGTGGTTGCAGCAATCCTTGTCTTTAACATGTCAAGTAGAGGAGATGCTGGTGCCGCAGGTTGTTGCGGTTGTGGTGGTTGTGGCGGCTGAACATTCTGTTGCATCACTTTTGGAGGAACAACATTAGCTATTCCGCCGGGTGGAATATTTCTAGGAGGAGGTGCAAGTGTGCCAAGAGTTTCAGCAGGAGGAGTTGTACCAACTAAACGTGGGTCTTTCTGCATTACTGGACGTTCAGGAGTTTGATTTACTATCGCCATATTTTTTGCACGATCAGCTTCTAATCTCTTTTGACGAGCGTCTCTCTCACGATATTCAATTTCAGTCTGAAGATCTTTCATTGCTCTATCTTCATCGTCCTCAACTAATTGCTTACCTTCTTTGTTGGCAAAAGCAACAATACCGCCAGAGCCAAAGTTCATTTCTCCAGTTGGCAACGTTGCCACTCCAGAGTCTTCTGGCATAGCCTGCATCTGTGGCTCAGGAACACCGGGCGGAATAGGCATCTGAGCTTGAGCGCCTTGCTGTGCCATCTGCTGAGCCATCTGTCTTTGCTTAGCTGCCTGCATTTGCATGGTAGACATCTGCTGTTCAATATTGTCTTTAACAGTACCAGTAGGAGCTTGAGCAGACTTCTGCTCCATCTGCTTACGACGGTTCAGTTCACCTAAAGCCAAGTAAGGAGGAACTTCAGGGTTCATCCCGTTTGCATAGGACATGATTGCCTGAGTAGGCATATCCTTTAAACGCTCTTGTATTTGAACGAGATTCATGTCTTATCCTTAGTCGATAACTTTAAGTTTCTTAAGCAAGTCGTATGTAGATCCTAGTGTACCCACTGTAGACTGCAATGAACCCAAGCCAGTCATAGAAGCTGGACTGGTAGAAACTGTAGAGATTGGCAGACCTTGCAACATAGACTGCTGGAACTGCAACATCTTTTGTGGGTAGTCACGCTGAGCCAAGAACTCGTTGTAGTCAGCAGTGATACCTTCTTGCTCAATGCCGCGCTGTTGACCACCGGCTTGACTCATGATGTCAGCCAGTGTCTTAGCTTGACCTTGCTCAACATTAAACTGACCCATAGCTTTGTCGTAAGCATTAGAGTACCCAGTACCAATAGCTTGGTTCTGTTGTTGTAACAAATTACGGTTAGCTTCAGATTCCATAATAGCTTGACGGCCACCACCGTAGCCACCAGCTTGAGTCATCTTAGCCATGCCGGGCTGCAAATTAATCTGTGACTGGCGGCGCAGTTCTTCTAACTGAGGTTGAAGGACTGACTGTAAATATGGATTCATGTACTGAGAAGCCATACCTAATGGAGCAGTAGTACCACTAGCGGTACCTCCAGCAGTACCCATACCACCTAATGAGCCAATGCCACCAGACATACCAGCACCAGTGCCAATAGCGCCGGGGGCATAAGCACCGGGAGTCATAGCCGGCGGTGTGTATGCACTTCCAGAACTAAATGTCTGACCCAATTGACTAGGGAAGTTTAAGTTACCTAATCCTTGGAATACTTTGCTTTGCAAACCAGACTCACCAGCCGTCATTGGGCCTTGGTATACCTGATAAGGTTGCTCGGAAAGTGCTTCGGCTTTGCCGAGCATACTTGTTACATACGGGCCTGCGTACTCGGATAGAGTAGATTGGGAAGAGGTGCCGGGTGCTGGGGTAGTAGCCATGTTATTCCTTAAGCGGGAAGATGTTTATCAGCTTTGGTATTAGCTGCAATGTTTTTAGCCTTAGATCGTGCGTTCTTAATACGATCCATCATGGCATAGAGTTTACGTGCTCCCGCCTCTGTCGAGCCATTACCAAGTTCAGAAACAATACGAGCAGGTACAACAAACTCACCGTCAGCAAGACGAGCGGGTTGCTTGTTACCAATGGTTGCAGGGATGTCATCAGATACACCATCACCGGGGCCACGGAGTAGTTGTCCACCATCTGAGTATCCTCCTAAGCTGGCTATACCACTATTCATAATACGACCACCATCTGCTTTAACAACAGTTTCTGCATTAGCATCAGTTACTGTCTCAGTTGTACCCGTAGTCGTATTAGCAGGAACAACTGGAGGTACTGGTTTGTACTGTATCGGGCTAAAGTAAGTAACACCACCAGATCCGGGTCGGCGGGACGCATAGTTAGGGCCAAGAGCTTCTTGATATTTAGACTGAATAGTCGCAGCAGGAAGACTAAAAATTCCAGCTACTCGCTCAGGACTAATGCCATATTCATTCATTCCACGAGCAGCTATAGCCTCTGTCATGTTAGGACGAGAGAAAAAGTCTTTTACTTGTTGATCTGTTATTTTAGTTGTATAAGGAGCAGAAGTTAAAGGAACTGCATACTGCCTACGATCTACTGTGTATTTTGGTATACCACCTTGATAGCCAGCGTAGCCACTATTTCCGCCACCGCCCAATAGTTGTTGAGCTAGACCAGCGGCTCCTGCAATACCCAAAACACTGCCAATTCCACCTGTTTTAAACAGATCGGCTAATGATCCTGTATTAGTTTTGGTGTCGTAAGTAAGTCCCTGTGGAGAAGTCCATACTCCGTCCTTAAATGTGTAACCAGCCATTGACTCAAGGTTAGTGCCTGAGTTAGCTTCATTTAAGCCGGGATAAAATTCTCCGGTTTCTATGTCTCGGTTGCCACCCATCCAGCTAGGGATTTCTTCAGTGGTGTCACTATATCCATAGTCTTGTCCAAAATCATCCATCTTAGCCACCCTTCACAATATTAATTAAGTCGTCTAACGACATTGAATCACTAGATTCCCCAAGGATCAAATCTAATGCGTCATTGGTGTTATTTTCCTTGTTTTTCTTCTCTTCGGCAATGTCTTCTAGCATTTCACCTTCTGCTCCCGCTTTGGTCACACTGAGAGGACGGTAGTCTTCATCTTCTAACTCACCCTTTTTGGTAAGTTTTTGTTTCTTAGACCCAAACTCTTTGCCGTAGTAGAAGACATTTGCCAGTTGAGGCAAACCAAAAGCAGCCGCAATGTTCTGAGCTTGCGGCATTGTGAACGGCTCAACAGACTTAGTGGGTGTAACACTAATCTTGACTGACACCTTTACAGTTGGCGTGACTATAGGTGTGACCGTTGGGGTAATTACAGGTGTAATTGAAACTACAGGAGTAATTAAAACTGTCGGAGTAATTACAGGTGTAATTAAAACAGTTGGGGTAACTACAGGTGTAATCAAAACTGTAGGAGTAATTACAGGAGTGACTGATATAACTGGAGTTATGACTGGTGTCACTACAACTGTAGGTGTTACAACAGGAGTGACGACAGTTGTAACTGCTGTAGTGACGGTAGGAGTCACGACAGGCGTAACTGCTGGGGTCACGGCAGGAGTTACCGCCGGCGTAACTACAGGAGTGACTACAGGAGTAACTGCGGGTGTAACCGCAGGAGTCACAGCAGGTGTAACGGCGGGAGTTACCGCTGGAGTTACCGCAGGCGTAACTGCTGGGGTTACTGCGGGTGTCACAGCAGGAGTAACAACAGGTGTGACGGCAGGCGTTACCGCAGGTGTAACGGCAGGTGTTACTACTGGTGTGACAACTGGAGTAACTACAGGTGTAACTACAGGAGTTACTGCTGGAGTAACCACTGGAGTTACAGCAGGAGTAACCACTGGAGTTACAGCAGGAGTAACCACTGGAGTTACAGCAGGAGTAACCACTGGAGTTACAGCAGGAGTAACCGCTGGGGTTACTGCTGGCGTTACGGCGGGAGTTACAGCAGGCAATACAATTGTTCCAACACTTGGAGATACAGACACAGATTTACTTGTTAATAAATCTAAATCATCTTTAGTTACATAGTTTCCATCTGCATCTAAGAATAATGGGACTGGAGATGTAGATACTGTAGTAGTTGGACGAGTTCCAGTAATAACTACTGTACCGAAATCAGTTACGTTGGGAGTAAAATCTCTACCAGTTATACGTTTGTACTCTTCAAGTAATTCAGTTCTGGATGGATCTAAATTAAGTTCTGCCTCTAAATCTCTAATATATCCAGCATTCATAGCTTCTTGAACGCCGGGAATCTTTAATAAAGCATCAATACCCATTGCAGTTTCTGCAACATCAAGACTGCCAAATGTTCTTAATACGTCTGCAACAGATTGAATTGTTGATTTACCTGTAGTATCAGTTGACGTTCCAGTTACATCTTTAGCAGTAACATCTATTGTTTCTTTTCCCAGCAAAGCATCTAACTCTGCCTGCGTCACAATAGAACTGGTTGGAATAATTGTGCGATCACCGATAGCAGGATTCAATACCTGCAAAGCTCTCATCAAATCAGAACTAAATGATAGTCTAGGAATATCCGCTAGTGCTCTATTTAAAGCCTCAGCATTACCAGAAGAAGTTAATAGCTGACCCGTAGCGCCATCAATAACAACAGGAATGTTTATAGTCTTGCCTGATGTATCAATCGTAGTAAAAAATGCTTTACCAGTAGCCGTATCAATATTAACTTTATTGGGTTGAAAATCTGGTTTAGGTAATCCACCTGTATAACCATCACCCGCTGCAAGTTGCGTAGGGCTAATTAAATTAACACCTAGATTATTCTCATTATTATTATAGTCATATATTGTAGTCAAAGCATTAGAACGTTGCTCTGCTGTTGATAAACCTTGACCTTCAGTAAGCCCAGAATTTTCAAGTGCAGTAATTACATCTGTCCCAGTACCTGAAGAACTTGGTAGATTTTTAATTAAATTACCAAACGCATTACCAGCACTAATTAATCCAGACGGATTACCAGTCTTATTAAATATATCTAACGCTTTTACAAAGTTAGTTGCCGATGCTGCTATTTTTAAATTGGTACTTCCAGTTAAAGTACTAGCCGCATTAGCCATGCCTGCATAGTCATTGTCAGCTATGGCTTTACCTAAGTTTGCCCAGTTAACAGCAGTACGAACTTCTGGTGGTAGTGTTGTACCTGCTAGGTTCATACCTGCATTGATAACACCTGCTACGTTTTTCTGGTCAATAGCATTTACAAATGAAGCTGCATCTGTTGCCGTCTTTAAAGTGCCAGCGTTCTGAGCTAACCAGCTATTGTTATAAAGCTGTTCCGCTCCAGCAAGGTCGCCTGCTTTAACAAGAGCATTAATATCCGCAGTAATTTGTGCAGAAAATCCTGAAGCTGAAGCCAATCCACTAAAAGCCGCAGCAGCCCAATTACCATTCTGTGCAGCCTTGGCAGCGTTGTATGCTTGAATGTAAGGAGCCGTGCCCGGAAGAGCTACAGATACCGCAGTAAGAATTAAAGGAAGAGTGTTCTCTTTAAAATCAGCCCAACCAACCTTTGTTTCTTTGGTTGTAGGTATAGCTAAACCAGTATTGGTAAAAGTAAAACCATAGTCAGTTTTGTTATTACCTAATGAAGTACCTTGTATGTTAAAAGCTTTGCCAGTTAACTTGTTATAGATCTCTTCTTCTTGATATTCTTCTGTGCCTTGTTCAGTTTCTCTGGTTTTTGTAACCATACGTCTGCCAATATCGGCAAGACTAGTAATGCCTTCAGAAGACAACTTATTAGCAAAGTCCCACAGAACAGCTTCTTTAGAACCTAGACCACCATCTTCTTTTTTTAATGCACCACCTGTAAACAGACCATTCATCCCTTGAAGATTAGAGATGCTATTGATTTGGTCGTACAAATTTTTATTGGTTGTTCCTACAGTAGTTTCCCAAGCTGGGCCACCGGTATAACCAAAAGTATTATCGGCATTCTTGGTAATACCCAACATCTGTAAACGCCAAGGCTCCCAAGTATTAAGGGTAGAAGTACTTAGTTCACCATAACCGGGAACATTAAGTAAGGTTCCATCACTACCTGCTACTGCAAGAGTGTCGATACCAACTACTGTAGGCGTAGTTAAAACTGTTGGCGTAACAGAAACTAAAACAGTAGGGCTTACTGAAACTACAGGTGTAACTACAGGTCTAACAACTGGAGCATAGATTCCTTTGCTCAACACAAAATCCATTGTGGCATCATCTAACCCATAGTGAGCTTTGATATCTGATATTGTTAATCCTGAACTTGCAATAAGACTATTGGTAGCTCCGTAGTCACCACTATTCCATGCGGCTGTAATTGCGGCGTAAGGGTTGGTGACAGGTGTTGTTGTAGCAGTTGTTGTACTGGTCGTTGTACCAGCATCTCTTATGGCGGCTAAACGCTCCCATTCAGCTTGTTGCAACGCCGCTTGTCTTTCCCACTCTGCTTGCTGTAATGCGGCTTGTTGATTCCAATAATCTTGAGCTACTGTATCAACAACAGGCGCAACGGATGTTGGGGCTGATGTAATTACTTGGTCAGACGTTACTACTGGGTCAGACGTTACTACTGGGGTAGACGGTACGACTGGGGTAGATGGTACGACTGGGGTAGACGGTACGGTAGGAAGAGTTGCAATACCAGATGTATATGTGTTGTAGTAATTAGTTACTTCTGGTTCAGCAATAGCATATCTATTGGCAATCATGCCAGCTAACCCTGCGTTAGCTTCTAACCCACCAGCAGATTGAACGGCGGCAGCTACTTGATCGGCAGTAGCATTTGGATTCTGGGCAAACCACCAGTCAACTTGTTCTTGTGTTAATGCCATTTAAAACCTTACGGGGGCGTTGGGCGTGGGTCAGGTAACTTAGCAATAAAGTTAACCACCATTACTACGGAAGCTGCGGCTGGATACGGGGCAGAGGCCGCAATAGACTCTAGCGTTACATTCGTATTGTCTGCGGCCCACTGCATCTCAATGTACTCATTAGCCGCCAAATCAATATTGAAGTTCCAAGACACATTCATGTGGTTGTCTGAACCTTCTACGGTGTATTTATGAGCAGAATAACCAATCGTAACGTTATTGCGTTTAATCCAGATCTGCACATCTTTAGCTGAAGCGTTGGTACTCTTTAACTGAGCCGACAATTGGAAGTTGTACACACCTCCTACAGCCACCTCAATTTTAGAAGTGCTGGCAGTCTGCAAAGCTACGTTGTTGTTTAGGTATGTCTGGTTAAACGTAATGGGGTAGCCCGTGTCTATCGCAGCCAGCGTCTGGTCTACTGTGCTGAAGAACAGCCCATTAGGGTTGTTAATTAAACTAGGATCAATTGAGCCGGATGTCATCAACTGAGTAGTTAACGCATCAATCCTGTTGAAGTACAGACGCAGGATGTTGAGCATCTGGTCAAAATACACACGGTCGTACTCTAACGGAGGTAAAGGCAAGTTAGGTGCGGCTACCTTGTTAAGCTCAAACTCAGACGTAATGATATAGGTCATCGTCTGCCGTCCGGTCTGATGTCAATACGGGTAGCACCCAACTGCCATGTTGTTCCAAGGTTGTCCGAGCTAACCTTCAAAATTAACTGTCTGCCCCGCACACGGGTATTGATCTGCCCCGTAAAACCTTCCGTCACTGTGTACTCAGCGCCGGTTAACTTGTCTACATCTTTGTTTACTGCCGTGCCCGTACCAGAACCTGAGTTCTGCATGGGATACAAAGTGTACGTAACTTGCGGAGTTGGTGAAGCATCTGACCCTGAGAATGTCAAGTCAGGCAACATTCTCCAGACAAAACCAAATCTGTCGCCATCATCAATGTCAAACTCAGAAGACGAAATGTAAGCCTCAATACCTGCTGGCGTACCTGTCTCGTTATTGTCTAAACCAAACTCTTGATCGACCAAGTTGTAGTTGTACGTAGCGGCAATAGGGAAGTCTCTTAAGCCAGAATCAAGCCAAGCTGTCCGCTCCATAGTGCCGTAGTACCAGATTTTTTCAAGGTAGTTGTACACCACATAACGGTTGGCAATCAAGCTACCCGCCGCGCAGTAGAACCACCAGATCTCATTAAAACCCTCGTTTGTACTAGCAAACACTTGCTGGTTTTGCTGGAGGTTAATGTCTTGGTATACGTATCTTCGGAGATCGCATGGCAGTGTTTGTAAGCGTCCATCGTATAGATAGAACTTATCAACGCCCATCCAGTACACCACACCAGAAGCTTGAGCCGCTGCGTTTTGACCAAGGATAGAGATGTTATCTCCCATCAACTGGCTAGACCAGACTACGGGTGGGCCAATGTACTGTAAAGAATAGATGGCTGAGTCAGTCCATACCAAGATCTCTTGACGGGTTTGAATAGCGGTTACGATGCTTGAGCCGTGAGACAGCGTAACACTACCGGCTTGATTAGTAGCAGATGGTGTCCAGTTAACCACAGACTCCTGATCCGACCAGCGAATCAGCATAGGATTCTGTGTGGTTGAGCCGTAATCATTACAGCCAAACGCAAATACAAACCTGCTAATGTCAGATACAAAGACAAAGTTTTGAATGATTGGGCAGTCTGATGCGCCAGACAGACTTGCAATATCTACACCGTTAGGCATGATGTAGTGATCGCCAGACTGAGTACCTGTAGTGGTAATAGCCGCGCCGCCAACAGTAGCCGCTAAGTTAAACGTATTACCACTAGCGTTAATAACATAGTAGATTGTTCCGGGAGACAGCCCTGTAGGTAGCGCAGCAGGATAACCACTGTTTGTAAAGATGACTGGAGAGCCATTAGGCAAACTATAAGCGGCAGTAACCACCGCAGGAGAGGCTATGGTGACCGTAGCTAAAGCAGGGGCTACGCCATAACCGGCATCCCAATAATAGATTGGGCCACCACGGAAACCATAAACTAAGTCTTCACCAAAGTTGTTCTGACTCCACAACCTAATCGCAGATGTTGACGTACCGCCAAATCCCCAAGTTCCTGCGCCCCACGTACCAGCACCCCAACCGGCTAGTGGGATTTCATAAGCATCGCCCGTGTTAATTTGATAGATGGCATTAACAGTTGAACCGCCACCAGCCGCAACAGTTGAGGTTGCCGCCGTAGATGCTACGATTGTGTAGGTATTAGCATCAACGTAAGTAATAGAATACTCACCGTTTAAATCAAGGCCACCTACGGGAGCTACGTTGCTAAACGTTACAAAGTCACCTGTAATTGCGCCGTGGGATGCGTCTGTAACTGTAACTAAAGTAAGCAGGTTAGTTGTAGCAAACGGGTTATTTAGGATAGCTCCTGCCCGAATGGGCGTAATGTCGTTGTACTCACCACCTAGTTCCAGATAGAACTTTAAGTTAGTGCCCACTCCGATAAGGTTTAAATTATCTAGTGTGATCCAGTTCCACAGTGAACGGCACAAGCCTTGGAATGTGGATGTAGATATACGTGCCCAGCCACCAATCTTTTCAGGCGTACCTTGGCGGAACCGCACTTTGTCGGACTCATACCAACCACCTTCGTTAGCGTAACGGGTGTTTTCCCGGTTCACTCCCGGTTTTAGTACAAGTTTTTTTAGTGCCATTGGTCAATCCAACAAAGCGCACTCAGCCGTGCGGCGTTTTAATAGTCCCGGCAGTACTCGACCGCCACCCTTAGTCCAGAGCATAAGTTGTTCTTTTGCTCCTTCCCAATCATTGGCATTGATTTTCCTCTTTAACGTAGATGTTTGCAAGCGTCCTGTGCCCAAATTGTAGGCAAAGTCCACGATGGCGTTGCACCTGCGTTCGTCCAGAATTAAGCCGGGACAGTTACGCAGAACACCGGGTAGGTACGTATGCTCAAGCTCAATCATTAAAAGCGCGTGAGCTTCTTCCTGACTCATTGGTGCATCTTCTAAAGTTACCTTGCGCTTATCTGCGTAGTAGGTAGAACCGTAGCCAATCGTGGCTACATTGGCGGGGCAAAGATACGGCTTGGAGCGAAAACCCTCAAACCGTTTGCACATCTCTGCGGCTAGTGCTAGGTTCATTGCTCTTCTTCAAGATGCTCTTGTGCGGCTTCTCTTGCCTCATCCTCAAGAATCTCTTCAAACCCACAAGTGCATGGGCCGTCTTCGTTAACCAAACAAGTAGTAGCGTGTGCCATTTATAAACCCCTTTTTGCTAATGTACGATCAAGGAACCAGAAGTTAATTGTCCCAGCCAGCAAAGCCGAAAAGTCAGGAGACATCATTATCTTAAAAACTTCTACAGGAGGAGCGCCAGTAATCCATGCGTTCCATGCAAACCATACGTGGATAAAGCTCCACACAAACAAAACCCAGTAAGTTACGACTGGCCTGACAGATGCAGATAAAGATGCAGCCCAACCACCAGCGGCTTTGACCATTGTGGCTTGCTGCTCTATGGCAGACTGAAACGCATCCATTACGCCTACGTCAATAGCGGCTTCCCGCTGTGCGCCAATCTCAGCCAACTTCTGCTGACCACGTAATGTCTCTAGTTCACATTGGCGTGTAAACATCAACAGTTCATGCTGGCGCTCGTTCTTCTTGTCAAAGAACTTCAGCACCTCGGGGGCCATACGGAACAAGCCACCAAATACTGAACCCAAAATACCACCACTTAATACATCAAACATTGGATTCCTTTATTGTAAACATTAAGTTTTTATGTGCAGGGTAATTGACAATTACTTCACCTTCGGGGCACTTGTATTTAATGTGAGCCATTAACGTAGCAACGCCGGGTGTCACTTGTGAAGTAGTGTCAAGTTTAAACTTGTATCCAAACTTATCTACTGTGTCGCTGGCTGGGCCTGAAAACGTTGCAATGCTAGGTTTGGCTGGGTGTACAACCAACTCAGAATCCCGCACCTCTATTTTAAATGACGTAACTTCGCAGTTATCTCTGAGCTTCTGACGAGCCACTACAACCTTGAATTCGCCATTTGCAGGTGCATCGGATATTTGAAAGTGCTCTGGTGACCATTTGAGAATGTCCTTGTGGAACACACCAAACTTGTCGGCAAGTGTATAACCACCACCGATCATGGCAGTTGAGGCAGTTACCGCACCAATAATCTTGGTGTAATACTCAAGTTCCATATAAACCCCAACTCCATGCAATCATGTAGGTTCCAAAGATTACAAAGGCGACTATACAGGCCGCTGCAATAATTGCCTCGGCCCAGTCTCTCATTTCAATATCCCGTTCAGTTTGGTCATGTCAGCACATGTATACATTTGATACCCACCCAAAATAGGCATTGGAATAGTCTCTATTTTCGCTGAAAATTCATCTGCTGCCAAGCGAGCAACGTCTAAAAATGACATTGTTTTTCCAGTTCCTACGTTCCAAATTCCAGAACCTAGAAAAATTAAAAGTTTTCTGTGAACTTTGATAACTTCATCTACATGGATAAAGTCACGTTTAAAGTTTTCTGAACCTTCAAATATTTTAATCGTTCCTGTCTTTGCCTGCTCGCGGAACTTGTGAAACGGAGAAGCCTGATCCCCCTTGTGATCTTCGTGTGGGCCATAGACATTAAAGTATCTAAAGATCTGCACGGGCGAGACAGGACGCATCTCATGGAAGTACTGCTCGATTAAAGCTTTGGATTCAGCGTATAGATTAGCAGGAGCTACTGGGTCAGTCTCTTTAAACGTCGTATTGTTTGGCCCATAGACCGAAGCCGAAGAAGCTATTTGAATAGGTATCCCCGCCCGCTGGCACCTCTCCATAAGAGTAATGGTAAACCCTACGTTCTGTCTGCGTAGTGCTACCCAATCCTGACACCTTGTATCTGAGATAGCACCAAGGTGAATGACTCTATCTATTCCATAGAGGGAATACTCATCACCCCATTCACACAGATCTAGGTCGTGATCTGACAGGGCTTTGACCATGTTCTGGCCAATAAACCCTTTGTATCCAGTAATTAAGATATGCATACAGCCCCTATGCTCTGGCAAGATATTGCCGCTTTCTCATTGGCAAACGGCAAAGCTTGGCCCATGTCGCCAGTTTCTAAATGCTTATAGACCATAGCTGCTAGGAATACATCCCCTGCCCCGCAGACATCCAACACCTCAATAGGTTTGGCAGGATATAGCTTGTCCTTGTATCCACAGCCCTTAGCGCCATAGGTGACTATCAGATATTCTGAATCAGGCAGTGAGGTAGAGTCGTACAGTTCGCGCTGGTTGATCTTGATGTAAATGTCAGGAAAGTCTGCCAAGTTGCGCTTCTTGGTGTCCATGTAGATTGGCCCCTCAAACTGCTGGCGCAATTGCAAAACAACTTCGTCAAGCACATGCCCCTTGTTGTAGTCAGAGATCACAATGGCATCAAACCCCTCCATGGGCACGCCAAAGTCGTAGGGCTTAGCCTCCACATCCTGATCAACCCTCAGAAGGTGCTCACCAGTCCTGCGGTCAATGTATCTGATCTTGCGGGATATTTCGTCGCTAACGCACAAGGTGACTTCAGCGCCAAATGCCTGAAGGTTCTGAGCAACATTAAACGCCATGCCCATCTTCTCTTCGCTTTTCTCAAAGTTTAAGAGGGGCGCAGTAGATTCAGGGTTTACCCTGCGTATCTCGCCATAGCGGTATTCGTCGATACAACCGTCACCAATGACTAGGATGCGCATTGGCTGTCTCCTGTTTCGACTCGGTAGTTATCCTCCACGGAGTCAGCAGTTGAGACTTCCAAGATCACACCTGCTGTTAGGCAGACTAGCTGGTGTGGCAATAATGGTGGGTTGTGCCATGTGTCCCCAATGTTGAGAACCTTCTCATGGCGGCTGGCATCTTTGGTGTCAATCCAGATGACCTTGAACAGACCACCTTGGACTAGCCAAGTCTCGTCTTTCTCAGCGTGGAAGTGCATGGAAAACTTAGCACCCTTGCGAAAGGTCATCAGCTTTCCGCAGTATTTATCGTTGGTTGCCCAGATTAGCTCCGAACCCCAACCCTTCTCCACTATTCCTTTTAACCGCATGGATAATCCTTGTTGATGAATACCCGTCTAAAAATGGAATGATAACTGTTTTCTGAACAACAGCGTGTCCCACAACTTGAGCAGGCTGGTAGTCACCCCCCTTGGTAATGATGTCAGGGTTGATGCGCATGATCAACTCTAGTGGCGTATCTTCCTCGAAGATTTCCACCTGATCTACACACCTGAGCGCCAGCAACAGTGCCCTGCGGTCGTCCTGATTGTTGATAGGTCTGTTATCACCCTTGAGCCTCTTAACAGAAGCGTCTGAGTTCAGCCCCACAACCAGTCTAGTCCCAAGTTGACGGGACTGCTTTAGATACTCGATGTGCCCACGGTGGAGCACATCAAAGCATCCATTGGTGAAGACAATAGTCATTAGTCTTTGTCAGTCACGATCACAGCTACTTTGTCCACCCAGACTAGCCTACCCTTGCAGGCAATGTTCCATTTGGTTTCGCCGTGCTCGTGAGTGCATTCCGTGAAAGTCTCGCCAACGATTCTTACATCAGTGGCAAGATGTTCATCACCGTTCTCAAAGATACGCCACACCAAGTCAGAGCCATTGTGCTTGGTGTTAAAGCGCACATGGTACTTATTCAATTCCCATCTCTTTGCGTATCTTGGTTGCCGAGATAGCGTGGGTAGCATCGTCAAAAGATTCCTGCTCAATCTTGTATCCAACATCGCGCCCGTAGGTAATGTTGACAATGTTAGGAACCAATTGAACTTCGTACTGACCTTGGTACAGGGGGTCTAGATCACGGCTAATAAACTCTTTGACCTGATTGGCGGCAAACGGGTTAGAGCCGTTCCAGCCTTGGCAGTCCCTGATCTGGATCACAACTTGACCAGTCTTAGCTAACGCCCGTTCAAACAGTTTACGGTGGCCTTCATGCCACGGTTGCCATCTGCCAAGCATCTGGACTGTTTCTTTTTGCCAGTCAAACACAGGGCGGCGGCGGTCATCCAAGATGTGTGCGGCAATGAACTCACCCCACTTCTCAGACTTCTGCTCGGTGATCCTGAAGTCATATTCTTTAGGAGGAACGAACACCTTGTTGGTGTCTTCAAAACGACCTTGATTGATGGTGTCAACCCAGATAGTCCAGTCAGCTTTAAAGTTGTTACGCATCTCAACAAGAGGAGCAACAAAGTCGCAGATCACATAGTCTACATCGTAGCTGTCAGCAAGCTCACGCATCCGTAGGCTCTGACGAATACGGCCTTCGTGGGAAAAGTCCCAGTCGTTGTACTTCTTACGCACATCATCGGCGTTAAGCCACATGACCGTCTTGCGTTCTGCTTGCAAGTGATCAAGGATGTGTTGAGCTAAGGTGGTCTTACCCGCGCCGGGCAAACCCATAATCAAAATACGCTTCATAGCAGAGCGTCTAATTGATCGTGAGTTGTAGCGGCTTCGATAGCGGCTTGCTTGGTCAACATAGCCTGACGCGCTGTCTCTACCGCTGTGGCATCGTACTGCTCGTTAGCGTTAGGAGAAAGCTGTAGGCGGGACTGCTCCATCACCACTTGTTGGAATCCAAAACCTGCGTTGGATTTCATACCGTTTTTGCGGTCAGCCACAGAAATATCGTATGTGTCCCAAATGATCTGCACTGGATCAGTGCTCAGATCAAAGCGGTGGGCAGTGTAGCCCTGACGGTGTGCTGTGATTGCAGGACGAACTTCCACAGCGTTGCGCCAGCCGTTATTGCCTACGCCTTCTGCGGGAGGTGTGTCCCAGACTTGTTTGATTTCCCCATTGAGGACTTGTACATAATGTGTCATTTAAGACTCCTTGTTAAAAAGTTATTTTAAATTAAAGGTATGCAGTTGCAACAGTTGCAGTTGTACCAGTTGAAACAACGGCCCAATTAGTTAATGCTCCAACTTGTTTTGGTGAGTTGTACTGGGTAGTATTTCCCAATCCAAGTCTTCCACCACCACCATCTCCCCATGACCACAGAGTGCCATCCGTTTTAATTGATAAAGATTGATATTGACCACCTGTTATTTTTAACCAATTAGTTAAAGCGCCAACTTGAACTGGGGATGACCGATTTGCGCTATCTCCAAGACCAAGTTGTCCATTACCATTAACACCCCATGACCACAATGAACCATCAGTTTTAATGGATAAACCATGATTTTCTTTACTAGCTACAATATTCCAAGCAGTTAATGCGCCAACTTGTTTAGGTGACGAGTATGCAGTTGTATTTCCAAGACCTAACTGTCCTGAGTTATTTTGACCCCAAGACCACAGTGTTCCATCTGTTTTTACAGATAAAGTGTAATATTTACCACTTGCAATATTAAGCCAATTAGTTAAAACGCCAACTTGAACTGGGGATGACCTAACAGATGTATTGCCAATACCAAGTTGTCCATAAGTATTATTTCCCCAAGACCACAATGTTCCGTCAGTTTTAATTGCAATTGCAGTGTAAAAACCACTAGCAATTGATAACCAAGTAGTTAAAGCACCAATCTGTTTGGGACTTGAGTAGTAGGTTATATTGCCAAGACCTAATTGGCCTGCGCTATTACTACCCCAAGACCATAAAGTTCCATCAGTTTTTATTGCATATGATGAATATCCACCCGCCGCAACTTTTAACCAAGTTGTTAACGCGCCAATTTGAGTTGGTGATGATTTATTAGCAGTGTCTCCTACACCAAGTTGGCCTGAATTATTTCTGCCCCACGCCCAAAGAGTCCCATCCTCTTTGCTTGATATTACATGGGATGCACCACTTGCTAAATTTAACCACGCTTTTAATAAGCCAACTTGTTTAGGGGATGAATAATTAGTTGTGTTTCCTAAACCTAAAACACCAAATGCACCAGCCCCCCATGTAAACAAAGCTGGAGAAGGAGGGACAGGCCAAGTATTTGCCGCCTTAGCATTGGCTTGACTGCTGATGTTCCAGATACCTGAGTATTGAACGCCTGATACGACTGTTGTAGTTGCCATAGTTCTATCCCGCTGTTGTGTGATATTGACCACACGCCACAATAAGCCAAGTAGTATTTGACCCTACTTGATTAGGAGAAAGTTTTATTGCTGTACTACCTAGACCAAGCTCACCGTAAGTATTTTGACCCCATGACCAAAGCTCTCCCCCTGTTGTAGTGGCAAGACTGTGTGCCCTGCCACCAGCGGGGACTGCCCATGTAGTAAGTGCACCTATTTGATTTGGAGATGATCTATCAGTAAAGTTACCTTGACCTAGTTGACCCGTTCCGTTCTCACCCCAAGCATAAAGAGCGCCGCCTGTTGTAACGGCAAGAGCAAAAGCCCAGCCAGCATCAATGGTAGACCAAGTGGTTAACGCACCAATTTGTTTGGGGGAAGAATAGTTGGTGGTGTTGCCAACACCAAGTTGACCATAGTTGTTATAACCCCAAGACCATAAAGTACCATCAGTTTTAACGGCAAGGGCATAAATGTTTCCAGTGGTTACTTTAGACCATGCCGTTAATGCACCAATTTGTTTAGGAGAGGAGTAACTAGTAGTGTTCCCAAGTCCAAGTTGGCCATAGGTGCTACGACCCCAACTCCAAAGCGTACCGTTGGTTTGAGTAGCTATTGAAAAATCACTACCCCCTGCAATGTTTGACCATATAGTCAACGCGCCAATTTGAACGGGAGAGTTTCGTTGAGTTGTAGTGCCGTCGCCTAATTGACCTTGAGCATTATCACCCCATGCCCACAGAGTTCCGTCTGTTTTAATTGCAAGGACATGAGTAAAACCACCAGCAGTTTTAGACCAAGTAGTTAAAGCGCCAATTTGTTTTGGACTAGAGTAACTGGTTGTATTTCCTACGCCAAGTTGCCCATTGCTGTTTAAACCCCAAGCCCAAAATGTGCCATCTCTTTTAATTGCTGTACTAAAGTTTGTTCCGTTAGATACAGTAGCCCAATTAGTTAAAGAGCCTATTTGTTTTGGAGAGGAATAATAGGTAACATTTCCTAAACCTAACTGACCTTGGGTGTTATACCCCCAGCTAAACAGCGTAGTTTGAAGAGTGCTTGTCTGAGCCGCCAGCGGGTTGAACCCCGGCTTGTTTATCCCAGCGGCGTATCTAAAGCTCACGCTACACTCCTCAATGCTGGCTTGTTAGACAGATTAAACATATTGAACCTTCCAGCCTTTGCTATGATTCCGCAAACCCCTAGCCACTTGCGCCATATTGGAAGTATGCAAACCATATTCCAAACAAAAAAGCGCCAAGCCCTTGCCAGTGTATTGTTTACCAGTAGGGTCGGTAGCCACAAACTCTTTAGCTAAATAATTGTTTGAACCCAAAACACCAGCCCTGCTTTTGGCAACTGATTCTGGCTTTTGTTTTCTGCCAAACATTGGATTCTTATCGCCAAATAATGAAGCAACTGGGCCTTCACCACCACCACAAATGTTATACCCATTTGGTGCAACTGTGTTGTACGCTTTGATAAGTTTTGCTTCCATTTCCAAGCAGTACCTGCGGTTGCTTACCAGAAGCACTTTTATTTGGAAGTTTTCTTTCCCATGTCTTGCTATTGCATGAGAAATGTACGATTTAGTTTTTGATTTTGCACAATGGTAAATAAACCGTTTGTGTGGATTTTTTGTTACACCAAAGTATTTCATGCCATCCAACTGGTTGGCAATCTCATACACGGTGCAAGATTCTTCAGTCACGCCACATTCCTTAGTTTAGGTTGCCCAAACATTTTAATCAAAGTTGCTTTAACTGACAAGAACGGATGCGTCCAATCGCCGTAAACTTCTTGCCTAAACAGTCTCATGCTATCGTAATATGGTGTTTTGTCGCCGTCCATGGAATACAAAAAGTATGGCATTACAGGCGTTATTACCCAAGTTTCTACGCCCATGGCAGACGATAGGTGTGACACGCTGGTACAAGCTGAGATGACCAGATCGCAACTTGCTACAGCTTGCTGGGTATCTTGCCAAGTATTCAAGGGGACTTGCTTAACCCAAGCTGGACACGCTTCCATTCCTTCATCTCTTTGAAGGGAAACAAACTCAGCATCAATATCCTTTACCGCCTCAAACATGAGTTCATAAGGGAATTTCTTATTGTGTTCGTGCTCAAACTTACTGTTGCCCTGCCAGCGCAGACCGATGCGTTTTTTGCGACCTTTGATTGACATTGGCTTCTCAAGGTATGGCGCACCAGACAGGTCACGGAGTTCTAAGCCTAGAGGCACTACAGCAGACATTCCAGACACAAAGAAGTCGTGGTAGATACCAAAGGTAGCCTCGTGCTGAACAACGGCTGATACGCCTTCTACGCCTTGGAACAATGATGCTAGTGGGCCAGTACAAGACACCACCACCTTACAGCCACGCTCTGCGATTAGCTTGGCATAACGAATCTGGTGAATCTGATCGCCCAGACCGCCTTCCAGATACAGCATGACCGTACCCTTTGTCTTGCCATCCCACTGGGGTGTAGGCACATCAGGTCGTGAGTTACCAAAGACACCTACGATACGGCCTCTGTCCATCAAGCCGTAGCCCTTTTGGATTTGACCTTGACGCAGTAAGTACCAGCCACGGTTATAGGCGGCTCGGTGGTTGCTAGGCTCTTCAGCTTCTAACTTTTGGGCCAGTCTCCAGCCTTCAGCAAAGTCACCCATTGTGGATGCGGCAAGCTGTAGGTCTAGGTCATGCAACTCAGGAACTGTGCGTGGACGCTCAAGCCAGAACTCAGGCTGACAGAAAGCTGAGTAGTGGTGCTTCAGCAGGTCGCGGGGGTCTTGCTTATGCTGCGCCGCCAATACAGGCTTGACATCGTGCATCCCTGCGTGACCGTGCAAGTTTTCATCATCTTCAGCTACGCTTGAGCCATCAATGTTGTTGAAGTCGTAGGCAAACTCAGGCAGACCCAAGAACTCATGGATACGGGCTAACTGCGCTTTGGGGTCAGCTAACAGGTCTTCATACTCAACAAATAGGAAGTTCTCTGGTGCGTACTCGTAGCCATTCTGGAGGGAGATGTAAGCGGCTTTGAGGTGATCCATCAGTTGACCAGTTGCCATGAATTCGTCTAGGTCTGTGGGTTTTGCTACACGAATGAAGCTGGCGGCGCAGTCAGGCACTGAGCGAACAGTAGCAATGATCTTAGGCTGACGACCTAGCACCTGCGACATAGCACCCATAATTTGACCAATAGGCCAGCCACGGGACTTGTCGATGATGACAGGCTTGTCAGTGTCTTCGTAGAACGCATCAATTGCCCCGCGCATGGTCTGCGCTAACTTTGTTCTCTCCGGGTCGTTTTCGTTCAGCAAGCCAGCCGAATGCCATGTGTTGGCAAGCCCATCAAGGGCGTGGACAAGCCCAGATGTGGTGGATACATGAGTCATTGGGTTCTGGTTCAGGATAGCCGCAAGGACTGTCGAGCCAGAACGAGGAATGCCAGAGAGGAAGTGCAGTGTTTTGTTCATGCAGTTATTATCCTTTGATTGCCAATGGAAAATGTATCCCAGCACCAATTGTTGTCCAAGTAGTTAATGCACCAACTTGAGTTGGAGAAGAACGATTTACCGTGTCACCTTGACCTAATTGTCCAGAATTGTTACGCCCCCAAGCATAAAGAGCGCCGCTTGTTTGTGTAGCAATAGCAAAACTGTAACCATTAGCTATGTTTAACCAAGTTGTTAAAGAACCTATTTGGTTAGGAGAAGCAGAATAATAGCTAGTAGTACCTAAACCTAATTGCCCCAAATTGTTTCGGCCCCATGACCACAATGTGCCATTTGTTTTAGTCGCAACAGTAAAAGTATTGCCACCCGAAATATTGTACCAAGTAGTTAAAGCGCCAACTTGAACAGGAGATGATCTGTAAGTTTGATCGCCCAAACCTAATTGACCTTGGTTGTTACCTCCCCAAGACCAAAGTGTTCCATCTGTTTTAACGGCTAAAGAAAAATAAAATCCGCCTGCAACAGTAGCCCAGTTTGTTAAAGCGCCAACTTGTTTTGGGGATGAATAATATGTGAGGTTACCTAAACCAAGATTTCCGTTAGCGTTGTAACCCCAAGCCCAAAGAGTGCCATTTGTTTTAACAGCAAGGGTGTTGTAATTGCCAGCGCCTATTTCAAGCCAATCAGTTAATAAACCTACTTGGACGGGAGAAGATCGATTGGTTGTATTACCCAAACCAAGTTGCCCAAAAGCATTGTATCCCCATGCCCAAAGAGAGCCGTCTGTTTTTATGGCTAGAGTGTGATATGCCCCATTACGAATTTTAGACCAAGCAGTCAAAGCACCAACCTGTTTAGGTGATGAATAATCTGTTGTGTTACCAAGCCCTAAAACCCCGTATTGATTATAGCCCCAAGCCCAAAGAGTGCCGTCTGATTTTAAAGCTGTTGTATTAAAGTATTTACTAGTTACACTTTTCCATGTAGCCAATGAACCAACTTGTTGCGGTGATGAAAACGAATAAGTTGTATTGCCAAGTCCAAGTTGACCATAATTATTTGTTCCCCAGCCCCAAAGAAATTGGGGGCTACCGACAGGCCAAGTCCCAGCCGCAATAGCGGCATTCACCTGTTGCATTGTCCAGATGCCTGAGTATTGAACGCCGGGGATTGTTACTGGCATAGTTGTCTCTTAGAAAGCTAGGGCAAAAGTTGATTGAGCGCCAGCAGTAATATAGCCCCAAGTGGCAAGTGCTCCTACTTGTACTGGGGAACTTCTGTTGGTTGTATTGCCTAAACCTAATTCACCTAAAGTATTATTTCCCCAAGTCCAAATAGTTCCGTCTGTTTTAGAAGCAATAGCAAAGTTTTTACCAAGCCTTACAGCAGTCCATGCAGTTAAAGCACCAACCTGCTTGGGAGAGTTGTAATTGCTTGTATTACCTAAACCCAAAACGCCTGAACCACCATCTCCCCAAGACCATAATGTACCGTCAGTTTTAACAGCTAATGCAGAATATTCCGATGCCGAAACTTGCAACCAATTGGTCAAAGCTCCGACTTGTTTTGGGCTGGAATAATATGTTGAGTTACCAAGACCTAATGCCCCATAGTTACCGTTACCCCAAGCCCAAAATGTGCCATCTGTTTTAATTGCGTAAGTGTTTTGTATTCCAGATACAACAGATGACCAATTAGTTAATGAACCGACCTGCTTAGGTGACGAATAGTTGGTGACATTACCCAACCCTAATGCACCTGAAGTGTTGTAACCCCAGCCATACAAAGCGCCACTAGTTGTAATTGCAAAACCACCAAAATTTGCACCTGTAGAAATCTTTGCCCAATTGGTCAAAGCTCCAACTTGTACTGGGCTAGACCTAGATATAGTATCGCCAAGACCTAATGCGCCAAAACTATTACCACCCCATGTCCATAGTGTTCCATCAGACTTTAATGCCATAGACGCATTGTTAATAGTTGCCACAACAGACCAAGTTGTTAAAGAACCGACTTGTTTTGGAGATGAATAGTAGGTAGTGTTACCAAGTCCCAATTGGCCTGCTTGATTCCTACCCCAAGCCCAAATTGTCCCGTTAGTTTTTAAAGCCAATGTGCTGTATCTAGTAACAATGCTTAACCAATCAGTCAAAGCACCGACTTGATTAGGAGAAGAGCGATTAGTTATATTGCCCAATCCTAATTGACCATAAGAGTTATCGCCCCAACCGTACAAATTGTAAGTATAGATAGGTGTCTGAACCGCTAGAGGATTAAACCCCGGCTTAACAATACTCCCCGGAAACATTTGTCTTATAGACATACTGTTCCCCGCTTAACTGGCGATGCTCTCGTATGAGATCGTGTAAGTGATACCGCTAGATGTACCAGATGTCACCACAATGGATGAGTTCTCCATCAGGTACACAGCCGTTGTCTTATCCACTGCAATCACAGATGCACTAGCAGGCACTGAGATCGTAGAGATGATTGGGTAGTTTGTACCTGCGCCGGCAGCTTGGTTGTTAATTGCTACCGTTGCATTTACTGCACTTGAGCCGTTCACATTAGCACACACAATCTGGTTGATCTTAAAGACCAGACCAGAAGATGCAGCGTTAGACAGCAGAGTGTTAGCTGTTGTATTGCCGGGCGTTAGATACGTTGTATTGCCCGTTAGGGTCGTGACGTTAACTATGTTGGGATTTGCGATGATATATCTCCTTCACGCATGAGTTGCGTATTTGCCATGATATAGATCACGGGCTTCAGTTGAAACAAGGTCTGCCAATTCTAAATCTTCAAAATAACCAAGATGTTTTGTCTTTGAATTCATTGATACATAAGACTGCCATTTTTTTATGCGCTTATTCCATGTAACTCCCTTACAGCCAGATGTGTTGTTTGAAAACAATCTGCGGTTACGGGTATTCTCAGATGAATTGGCAGGACGCAAATTTTCTATTCTGTTATCAGTCGAGTCCCGATTAATGTGATCCAATTGATCTGGAACCACTCCATGATGATACAGATAAATTAGCTTGTGAACACACCAATGCTCACCATGAATTTTAGTTGTACTGTATCTGAAGTTACGAGCGCCTGTTGGTTTTGTACCAACCACAGCACCAGCATAGTTACCATTACCCATTATAGAATGGCGACGAATCAACTCACCGTCTGCACGGTAGTCAAACATCTTTTTAACCATTTCTTGGGTAAGTTCCATGATAATTCTTTACAGACCGAATACGATTGAGAAAGCGATTGCCTGACCTTTGGTAGCGCCAGAAGCCGCCGGAGCAGTGGATGCCCACGTTGTGCCATTAGAAGTCAAAACATTACCTGCTGTGCTAGGTGCTACAAAAGTTGGTGTTGATGTTCCATTACCCAGAATGACGTTATTAGCAGTCAAAGTAGTAAGGCCGGTACCGCCTTGATCCACACCAAGCGTTCCAGTAGACACCAAGTTTTTAGTGCCATTTGTAAATACAGGCTTGCTGGCTGTTAGCGAAGAGTCAATTAAATCATTGGCCGTCAGCGTTGTGCCGTCAAATGTCAGGTTAGCAGAACCACCAAATGAGCCAGAACTGTTGAACTGAACCTGTGTGTTAGAGCCACCAGCAGAGCCACCGCCCACATTCACAAAGTCAGAACCGTTCCAAGCAATGATTGCCCGTGTACCAGCAGCTACCGTTACGCCCGTTGTAGGGGTTGAGGGGCCACCACGAACTGTTACCGCAAAACCGCCTGTCGTATCGTTAATAACAACGTAGGTCTTAGACTGCTTGGGGGTGTTGATAAATCGCAGTGCTGTACGTGCGCCTGTACACAAGAGAACTGCGTACTGAGAGCTATTGGCTGTTAAACCTGTGCTTGAATCAGTGCCTACTGTAACCGCCAAGTTAATGTCTGTATCAACCGTAATTGTCTGTGTGCCAGCAACGGCAACGTCCACAATCTGGGAGATCGCGTTGTTAACCGTATTACCCCAACTACCGGATAGAGTTCCTTGTACTGGGAGGGTTAGTCCAATTAGCGATGTGTTTGCCATTTAATTCTCCTACTGAGTAGAAATTTGTGTCCAACCGGGTGATTCTGTATTGTCAACAGCAGCCCAGCCCGGTGTTTGCGGATTGCTGATATTTTGCCAGTTTGCGGCCTCTGTGTCATCTATAACTTCCCACAAATTTCTACCAAATTCTGTGGAAGTTATTGCCATTGTCTCAGTTCTATTTACGCCATACCCAGTTATTGCAGTTGGGCTGTCACTAATAGATGCAGATTCATTAAGAAATTCTGTATAAAACGTACCGACTGTAGTGCTGTCTAAAACCGACATTGACTCATTGATCGTCATAATCAAGGTGGCAAGAGCTACCTCGGCTACGCTAATAGACTCAGTAATGTCAGCTACAAACAAAGCTACAGCTTGTTCTACTGTGGCAATATTGGCATTTTCTGTAACAGATACAGGGAAGTTTGCAGTAGCTGACTCAGCAGAACTAATGGCCGCAGTATCTAATACGCTGGCTGTGTAAGCCGTTGCCGCCGCATTAGTATCTGCAATAGAAGCACTTTCCGTAATGCTCTGAGCAAAAGTGGCAGCTACTTCTTGGACTTCTGTGTATTCCGCAGATTCTGTCCTAGATACAACAAAGGTTGCTAATACTGCTTGAGCTTCTGTATATGCCGCTGTCTCCGTAATAGAGACACCAAAACTGGCTGTTGCCGCCTCGGATGTGGTGATTGCTATAGTTTCTGTTACGGCTACCTCGAAGACATCCGAGCCACCCCAGTAGCCATCACCCCAAGCAAGATCACCCCAGCCGGTTGCCATTTTAGGTTGCTGTCAATGTAGCAGTATAAGTAACCGCAATGGTGTCGCCGTTAACCACAGACTTAGAACTAGAAAAATCACCAGCAGAAAACAATGTTCCAGTGGTTGAATCTTTAGTTGAGCTACCGCCAATGTTGATAAAACAACCAGCTACAGTACCAGAGCTAGTCATGGAAAATGACACAGCAGAAGACGTAGCTTTGCTACCCGCAGAAGCCGCACTAAACGAAGGCGTAGGACGATTACCAGAATAAGCAGGGGCGTTGGTGCCACCTACCTCTAACCAGCTTGCGTGGGAAGCTTGAGTGTCAGCAGCTACCGCTGTACCAGTACCCTTTAAACCCATCACCACAGCACCACCAGCGGTGTTACCAAAGGCAGTATCTAAAGTAAAGTTACGACCTACAGTTGTAACGATGTTTTCAATCTCATCAGTCCACTTAATAAAGCCATCAACGCTGTAGCAAACAGCCGTGTAATGGCCACCAATACCCATAGTATCAGCAGGCATTGTGTTGTATTTAGTAACCGCTTCCACTTTATCTGTAGCGGTAATTTTGTCCATAGTCATGGGAAGCTCCTTAATTGGAAGAACGAATTAATGCTGCTGTCGCTGTGTTAGCAGGCATTGTGATGGTGAAATTGGTAGATGTTTTGTCAGACCCAAAGTCCAACACAGCAATAGATGGTTTACCGACAACGGTATCGTTATAAATTAGTGCACAACGAGCCGTAACCGATGCGTTAAACACCACATCAGCAAAGTCTACAAAAGCTGTATATCCAGATGAGCTAATGGTTACGCCAGTCAGCGTTACGCCGCCAAGGGTATAACCACCCCCACTAACTTCATTTACAGAAGAATATGCAGTGGTAGCTTCGTTTAAATTAGCATTAGCCGTATACAGGGCAATCTTTAACGTATTGGTAGATAGGTTATGAACGCCTGTATATAGCTCTTTTTTAAAGCTAGTCGTTTGAGTTTGGACAATACTACTCATGATACTGCAACCCTAACCTGACCATCACGATAAGCATCAGCACGTTGTTTACCATCACCCAAGTTCTTGAGAAGTGCAATAGCTTGAACGTACCGTTCTTGGTACAGTTTATACATGCCGTCTTCCGGTGCGCTCTTCATGTAAGTTCCAGCCTCAGACAAAGTGCCATACAGCAATGCTGAGTCAAAGTTATCACCTAACCACGTAGTCAAAGCAGTAACAATAGATTCTGGATAGTAGTAGTAATGCAGTTCTGCATAGTAGTTAGCATTAGGCGTAGGGCCAAGAATAAACGACAACTCATTCACGTTAGCTGACTGCGGGCCAAAGATGGCGTAGTGCTTAGGCTCAGATGACACTGCACTTAAAGGATAAGCTTCACGAATAAAGTTCACATCTTTGTTTAGCAAGTACAGATAGTCACCTTGAAACACCACTGCGCCGTTCACCGTACCGCTATTAGCAACAGTTAAAGTAACTGTCGTTCCGCTAATGCTACGAACGATGGCGTTAGTACCAATGTTTGTACCAGTGACTTGCTGTCCCGCCGCAATACCTGTTGCACTAGCCACAACAATGGTCTTTTGACCAGCAGTTCCGGTGGCCGTAGTAGCGTTATATGGGTATATGGCTAGACTGTATGTTGACAAAAAGTCTTCTGGACAAGCCAAGTACTTATTACCAGTTGCCAATACACCTGTTACGTTCTTACGCAAGTTAGCAATCTGCACCGTGTTATAGATGCGCTGCTCCGCCTGCTTAATCATTGTATTGATTGCAGTCGTGTCAAACGTGTTCTGCGTGTAGTCAACTACAGCAGCAACAAGTTGAGCGTAAGTCATTGGCATAAGTAACCTTTAGGCCATTGGGCCTCGTGACATAACACCTTTAGTCGCCGCGCCTGCACCACGCATCTTGATACCAGATGTCTTGGTAGCCGGCTGAGGACGACGATTAATGTTACCTACAGACATATTGACTGTATTAGCATCACTGTGGTCAGGGCCAGAACCGGGGTTGTCAGTAGCTTTAACAACTTTACCAGTCATTGTGTGTGGCGTGGCATAGACCTTGGCATCGCCAACTTCTTTACCCATCATTTTTTTGCTGAATGTAGCCATGATTAACCTCGTTTCTGTGCGGCAATCTTTGCCAAGTTACGACCCATAGTCTTCATATCGGCATTGGTTTTACCCTTACCTTTGCCTTTTCCGCCATGCATCATGGCAGCAACAGGGCCACTATCACCAAGGTTTTTACCCTCAGTCTTACCCTTTTTAGCAATGCCGTCGGCTGATTTTGTATATGCCATTTTAATCTCCTTAAGATACTGTAACTGTACCAACAAATGTCGTTGCCACCAAGTAGTTTGGTGTCAATCCTGCATCATTTAAACTGGCTCCACCTACTGGATTCCAGCCCCATTGAATGTTCCGCGAACCACCTGATAAATTACCAGCAGCATTAACGCCTGAAGTGACATACGTTGTGTCTTTACGTGGGTTACGCAAAGCTTGTGGATCGTCCACAGGAAACGTTCCAAGCATCAACTGTGGCTGATCTGGATCCCAGCATTCTGGACATACCAACAACTGATATTTACGCTGCTTAATGATCTCAGTCTTAAGCGCCTTCAATTGATACTGTTGCCCACAGCGATCACATTCAGCAATCGCTATCTTGCCGGATGCAAACCTATTTCCCATTACGTGCTACCAATAAACATCTGACGAGGAACAAACCTAATCGCTGCTTTCTCGCGGTCTTCACCTGCGGCAATCTCAAAGGTTTCATCGTAAATCTGTTTAAGCATCTGAATGCGAGGCATCAATTCAGGCACTTTAATAGCAATGTGGTACGCCAAACCAGCTACCAAACAAGGCAGGAAGCGGAAGTTCATGTCAGCAGTTTCTACACCAGCGCCAGCATCTTGCACTCTACGCAGTCGGTAGTAAACAAATTGGTAAGGTGTGCTGTTATCTGGCGTAGGCCACACAGTTACCGAAGGAAGTTGTGGCACAAACACCGCAGTACCATCTGCTTGAGCAGCGGCTGTCGTGTTATTCTGTCCACGGAATACACCACCAAGGGTATTCCCTGATACATAAGTATAGTAAATATCTTCAGTACCTAGCCGGATAAACCCAGATCCAGCTAACCCAACCACCGTGCTAAGTGTGATCGTAGTGTCTGTAGAGGTAAGAGCACCATCAAGTACAGCATTTGTAGGATTTGTCTCGCCAGATAACCGCTGGATCCATACTTGAATCGGTCGCGCCTGTTGTAACTTGTTTGGTATTGTTGCATAGGTAGAAACACTAATACGTGTAATAGTCAAATCAGCTTGAGTAGAAGCTGTATTAGATCCAGTACGAATAACATGTTCTAACAAATCAATGGTATCTGTAGGTAGTGCATAAGTAGCCAAGCCGGGGGTCAAGTTAATGATCCCCTGCTCCATCGTCCACATGTTGATACCCTTGGATTGCCACTCAATGGTCATTAGATTCATCGACCGCCGGGCAGTTCTAAGATCATAACCAGAACGCATTTCACGACCAGCCCGCTCCCACGCCTCTTCAGCGATCTCCGTGAAATCCATATTGAATAGGGTTGAGCCGGTAGTGGTCATCTAAATCCTGCCGTTTTCTTTGCTATTGCTTTAGGTTGAGCTACAAACTGTTTACCAGATGCTTTGCCAGCACGTTTGGCTTTGGTTGTAGCCGCATATTCTTGCGGAGACAAAGACTTAATAGCCGCTTCAGGCAAATACCGCTCCCCCGTCTTACTTGACGGCTTACCAGACTTAGTGCGCCATTTCTGGTCGCCCCAATCCTTGAGCGATTTTTGAGGGGCTTTCAATCTCTATATCCTCCACCAGCGTCCTTGTATTTTTTAGCTACAAGTTGAGCTTTACGAGCAGACCATTGACCAGCGCCAGTACCGTGCGTTGCTGCGGCTTTTACTTGAGACACAATTCGCTTACGCAAATCTGGCTTTGTATAGTTACCAGCAGCATTGACTTTACCGCCCTCTGCATACTGCGTAAAGTCAGTATTATCGCGGCGAGCTTTACGCTTTCCTTTTGGCATTTTACTGGGAGATATTGCTCCCATTCCACGGCTAGCCATCATTTTGCGTTACCCTTACTTTTCTTCTTAGCTAAAAATAATTTATCAACCATCTCTATCCGTTGAGGTTTGGTTGTAACTTTATTAATAATGCTAAGACGTTTAGGTTTTGGAGCCTCATAGAATCCAGCTTTTTTTAAAGACTTAACTACTGAAGTTTTTGAGGCCGTCATATCAGCACATCCCGCCATTTTTCATGGTAATCATTGTGCCTTTAGTTTTACCTTTGGTAATACAACCATCAGCACGACTAAAAGCTGAGCCGCCTTTGGCCATTCTTTTGACAGATCTACCGTCAATGTCTTGGGGCACAGGCATACCTTCACGGAACACTGTATCTTTTGGTACAGGTTTCTTAGGTGCTTTAGGCATAGGCTTTTTAGCAGCCGGTGCGCTTTCAGGATTCATTGGAGGCTTACCCATCTCAGCGGTATAGATGCCGCCATCAGCGTATTTTTTCATGGCTTAGCACTTTCCGCCACGCTTCATGGCAATCATTGTTCCTTTAGTTTTGCCTTTTGTAGCAATACCATCAGGAGTTTTACCAGTTTTAACAGCGCCCATCTTAGATGGAGCCATACCGCCAGAAGCCAACTTAGTCATAGTTGAACCTTTGTGCAGGCGGCCTTCGTGTTTGTTCACGGCTTTTTGCATCATCTTCTTGTCCATCTTGACATCTTCATGAGCCATGCCGCCTTTTTTCATTTTGCCCACACCGTCAGCAGCAAAAGTTGGAACTTTTTTTCCATCTTTCATAACCATTGGCATACCGCCATCTGCATATCCACCCATGTTCATCTTTTTCATATCGCCACCTTTAGAAAATTTCTTGCCTTTATCGGCAGTTACAAAGTCTTTACCCACTGATGTAGGCACTCCGGCTTTCTTAGCAAACGATGGCGAATTAGCTATCGCGGCCATGAAATTGTGTTGCGCTTTACTTTTGCTCGGCATCATTTCCCCGCTTGAATAAGCTGGTCAATTTTTGCTTCAAGTTTGTTAAAGCGTTGGTCAATGTGGTTCGTAATTCGATCCACTTCTGCTTGAGTAACGTTATCACGGGCAACCTCCTCGCGTGTTTTGTTCAACAGGATCGTGACACGAGCCAGTTCCCTGAACTTTTCATTCATCATATAGCCTAACAATCCAATCACTAAAGACAGGACAGCAGACCAAGCGGTGTTTAGATCTAACAATTCCATGCCCTCAATGCTTTATTGATCCGTGAATCTGGATCGTTGGCTGTCTTGGCAGAGGTTAGCTTCTTCTTCATGCCACTCATCCTTGCACAAAAGGAGTCGCGCCGTGAGCCGCCTTCCGGCTGGGGAGGTTTCAAGTTCATACCTTGCGCTTTCGCGGAGGCCCGACCCTTGGCGTTCAAGCCGCCCTTCTCGGATTTGCCCTCTTTCCTCTGCCATGCTGGAGACTTAGCCATAATAAATTTGTATTGAATCCATATTGGAAATTTCTGCATATACCGATGTATTTGCACGTATTCCTTCACCCGGAATAGTCGGCGTATTACTAAAATAATCGCCAGCAAAACTTTCGTAGGTAAGAATCCACCGACCAACTGCATATACAGCCGCAGTACTTGTAATGGTACGTGAGTTAATATCGGTTAGCGTAAAGGTATCTGCGCCCGTTCTAGTGATAATATATGTGCCGTCAGTAGCTGAAACACCAGAACCATTTGCTACAAAATGAATACCAATACTCGTGCCGGTAGTAAGTCCATGAGCAACTTTAGTTACTGTTACGGTATTGCCACTTTGAGCATACGTTACGCTTGATGATACGGGAACGCTTGAAGCATCGAATAAAATTACATATCCAGCAGAAGCTCCACCTGTAAAAGATATTCCTTTAACCCGTGTACCGTAATTTACAAGATACCCGCTAGAATTTAAATGCGCCTGTTTTACGTCATATTGCATTGTCATAATCAATCTCCTTTAAAAACGGGGCCGAAGCCCCTTGGGTTGATTAGGAATCTGCGAATGGTGTAGCAACAGTGCCGGAACCAATAACGTTTCCAGTCACCATGTACTTGTCAGCAGCAACTGCGACAATTTGGATCCATGTGCCAGCAACACCGCCGGTAGTTGTACCGTTCAAGTTGATGAAATCATTGGAAGAACCGTTAGCAGAGAAGGCAACCACAGCACCAGAGGTGTCTGAGTCAATAGACATTACAGCGCCAACGTACAAATCGCTGGAACCAGAAGTTGTACCAATCTTCAACGAGCTTGTAGAGATAGTAGTAGGAACCCAGATTGTGTAAACAACGCCTTCGTTGTTGGCTGTGCTTGGGTCTTGACCGGGGCCAGACGTTGTAGAGTTAGTTGAAACATTGATTGCAGGTAATGTCAAAGTGACTGCCGCTGCCAAAGAACCACCAACAGCGATGATGCGACCACCATGAGCTTCGGGGCTTAGTGTGGTGCTTGTTGTGATGTCCACAACAGTAGCTGGGCCTTGTTGATAAATGCCGCCCAATGAACGAACTGGGCCTTGAAACGTAGTACGTGCCATGATGTATTCCTTACATACAAGTTAAGTGCATCAGTCTGTATG